CAAACCTCTTTGTTTCAAATCAGTGATGAGCATTGCATATGCTTTATCAAAGTTAATCATGTTGGTTTCAAATGCGCTTTTGAGATTGCTGTGATGATCCCACCCACCATAAGTCACTGTCACCATGCGCACTCCTGCTTCCACCAGTCGGCGAGACAACAACAATCTTTGGCCAGCAGCATTTCTACCATATGCATCACGCATCATTTCTGTTTCTTTGCTCAATTCAAATGCTTCTCGTGCTTGTGTTGATGAAACCATGCTGTATGCATCATTGTAAAATGAGTCCATGGCCTTGACTGCATCCACATGTGATTCTTTGGTTCTGAAATAATCATCCACTGCACCCAGCAATGATTTGCGGCGACTCAACATTTGATCATCTGCACCGCGTGGAGCGTTCAAGTCCTTTACGGAGAACGATGGATCCTCTGGGTTTGCCCCTGTGGCAAATGGTCCGTAACGTGTTGATAGATATCCTGTGCCGTTCTCAGGAGCAAATTGATTTGGCACTAATACATATGCTGGCAAATTGTTTCTGTTGCCCAATTGATGATTGACAACTGTACCAAAAGATGGATATGCCAAAGCAGGTGAAGGTTTGTATCCAGTCAGCATGTTGTGGACGCCGCGCTCATGAGCTGCTTCACCATGAGTCATGCTTCTGATGATGGTCAAGTTGTCGCTGATGTTGGCTGTGTTTTGCAGCAATGCACCAAAGTGCACATCAGCAATTTTGGTCTTGATGCCTGCAAATGGTCCACGATATTCAGAAGAACCATTGGGTTTGTAATCCCATGCATCTTGATGCGCAATGCCACCAGGCAAAAAGATCTGAATTACAGAAGTGGCACGAGCTTTGGATGGTTGTTGACTGCGCAACATTGTTGGTAATGAGATGCCAGCTGCTGCACCAATGCGGAGAATTTCTCTACGATTCATAACTGTATTTAATATACAGCAATGTCTTAGCTTTGCAACACTTTGACTGCATTTGTTAGCTCTTTGACAGATGCTTGCAACATTTGCTGAGCCTTGATGGGCACAAACTGACCAATGAGAGACAGTGCATTGAGCAAGTTTTGCATTTGTGGAGCCATTTGCTGAACAATTTGTACATCAGAAGGAGCCAAATACAATGATGCAAATTGAGGAGAGCTGAAAATTTGATCAGCTTGTTGAAATGCTTGTGCAACTTGCGCTTGTTGTTGCTGCACTGCAGCTGCATCTGGATTTTGAGTCAATGTATCCATGATGTTATTTTTGCCAAAGTAGTTGATGAATGCATCTGTAGCAACCATGGCACGATCCAGTGCTGCTGTCTTTTGAGGTTCAGATGCTGCACCTTTGCGTAAATTTTGCAACACTTGCTCGTATCGTTCTATGATGTTGTAGTATCTCATTACATTTTAGATGCTAAGTCTGCTTCTGCATTGCGGCGATTCACAAGTCCTTGCAGCACCTGTCCATTTGCTGTTTTGATGCCATTACGAATTGCTTGAGGGATATTGTTGGGATCTCCACCAGCACGTTTAAACACACCTTCAACTCTGCCTGTATTAAAATCATAACTTATGAGAGCAGCACGTTGATTGCTGTTCAATTGCATGTTGTTTTGTGCAGCATATTTATCAACACGCTGTTCATGTGCTTTGAGTTCTTGACGCAGCCTTGCATCTGCTTGTGCAGGTGTAATGGTTTCATTTGGTTGGCCTCTGGTGCCATACCCAATAGAATGCTGCGCATAATCCCAAACTGCTTTAGGAGCAAATCCTTCTGCTTTTTTAATGAAGTCAACATAGTCACCACTGCTTGTTGATGGAGCAGTTGATGGAGCAGTTAAAGTTGATTGCGAACCTACAGTTGCAGTACTTGTACTAGGTGGTTGTGTACCAGCACCTGTTTGCTTTGCACCTGATACATTGACATTTATTTCAGGTGCAACATCAACAACTTGCTTTTGCATTGTTGGAGTGTATACACCTGGAATAGCAGGCAATGAAACAGCTTCTGTCAGCTGCAAATGTAGTTCTGCTCGTTGCACCAATTGTTGCCAATTCATGCAGTTATTTATAGCAGATTACCTATTGAAAAGACCACCTTTGCTAAACAATGGCTTGATGCTTGACTTGCCACCAGTCCGGGATGGTTGAGCATTAACATTACTAGCTGGTGCAGCTGGTGCTTTAGCAGGTGCTGGTGCAGGTTCATACACGGATTTAGCTGTTAATGGCGTTCCTGCCTTTTGAAGACCTTGAATACGCTCCATTTTCTTTTTATCCATACTGCTGTTGGCATCATAAGTTGTCCCATGAAACTTCTTAAAAACATCTGCTCCTGCATCTTGTGGTGCTGGTTTTGGTGTTGGTGTTGGTGCAGGTTTTGCAGCTGGTATATCCTTTTGTGTTGGATACATGCCTGGTCCACCACTAGCCATTGGATTAACAGCTCCAGATGGTGAAGGTGCATTGAGACCTGCATTTAAAGCAGTTCCTAAAGCAGCTGCACCTGCAACAGGTGCTACTACACGAGTTGCTAATCTACCAGCTTCTTGGCCTTTGGACATTGCTCGACCTGTTGCTGTATTTCTGAGCTGCTTTTGTGCAACTGACATTGGCTTAGCTCCTAAAATTTTCTGCCCTACATTTGTTTTTCCTAAATATCTTGCACCTTTTGATCCAAGATTTATTGCTCCAGTTGCAAGGTCTCCAAACAGACCTTCATTTGCAATCTGTGTTGCATACTTTTCAAAAATTATTTCATTATCCTGTGAGTTGTTCATACGTTTATTTATTCATGCTATGCTGCAAGTAATCAATTAATGCATTAAAATTATCAGCCAACATGCCAGCAGCTTTAGCTTTTTGCTGAGCTTTTGGAGTCAACGCAGAGCCTTGTTTAGCACCAAAATAACTTTTAGCTGCATCCCATATGGAGCTGCCTGTCTCAGCAGCTTTAACACCACCACGTGTAATAGTTTCAACTGGATTTACAGCAGCATCATATGCTGTTTGTGCAGCCATTTGTCCATATTTGCCTTGATCAACTAAATCAATGTCTATTTGATTTTTTGACTGCAAGTTTTGTTTAAATGCTTCTGGATTCTTGTTGTAGTTGTATATCATCTTGCCCGCCTCAAAAGCTGGAGCTGCTACGCCTGCCAATTTAGCTCCTAATCCTGTGGTAGCTGCCTTTGCACCTACACCTAATAAACTCTTAGCACCAGCAATCTGTGCAGGTACATCTATTGAACCTCCAATAATATCTGCTCCTGTTGCAACTGGAGCTGCTTCAAATTCTTGTGCAACGGTTTTTGCAGCTGCTGCTGGTGTAGTACCAGCTGCTGGTACTCTGCCTTGAGATTGTGCAAATGCTGCTGTATCTACTTTTCCGCTCGCATCTCTAAATTGATTAGCTGGTGCTGCTGGCTTAGCAGGTGCTGGTGCTGCTGGCTTAGCAGGTGCTGGTGCTGCGGGCGTTGCTGGTTTTGGTGCAGCTGGTGCAGCAGGTGTTGATGCTGGTTTAGCTGTTGAAGAAGCAGGCTTATTTTGCATAGCACTGTAGATGTTTTGAGCATTGAGTGTTTTGCCTTGGCTTTGCAAATCCTGAATAACCTTCATCTTACCAGCATCCATGGTGCTACCTGCATTGTATGCACCTGCTTTGCCGCCGCCCATGTATTTGTTGAAAGCAGCAATAGCACCTTGATTAGGTTTATTATTAGCTGCAGCAGCTGGTGCAGCTGGTGCAGCTGGTGTAGCAGCTGGTGTAGCAGCTGGTGTAGCTGGTGTAGCAGCTGGTGTACCAGTGATAGATGAAGATGCAGGTGCGCCTCTTGGTTGTGCAGCTGGTGCAGCATTCATGCGCATAACATCTTCTCCGCGTTGCTTTAACATTCCTGCTTGACCAATTCCAGGTGAATTTGTATATACAGGTTTTACTGCTTCTAAAATAGAATGTTCATACAATGCCCAAATTTTATTGCTCTCAGTCGACATATGGTTATTTAAGTAATTGATGCTGCAAAGAGTCAATTACATAGTTGAAATTGTCCTGCAGCGTTCTTTTTAGGTGAGCTATGTTGATGTTGCTGCGATGTTCTTCTTGTTCTTCTTGCTCATCTTGCGCTTGTTGTTCATCTTGTGATACAACAGATGGTGCAGGTGCAGCAGTCATTTGTGGCTGCGCACGTACAATGGTTTGTGGTTGTGGCATCACTTGCACATTGACTTGTGGTGCTACTTGTGGCTTTTGAGCTGCAGCATTCAACTGCGTTGCTTTTTTGTCATTGTTGGTGGGTTGGTATTGTGGAGGCTGTGCAGCAGTCTGTTCATACAAGGCCCAAATTTCATTGCATTCATTCATGTGTATATTTATGAAGGTGTTTATAAATAAATGACACAGCATGCATTTTACCAAACCAACTGCCAAATCATACATTTATGATGCTCATTTGTCTCAACAAGAGATGTTGCAACTGTTGATGCGGCACGGCAGCATCAAGCCTAAAAACATTTTGAGCATGAAGCCAGGTTTAAATAATTTGAATGCTGCAGTTTTGGACAACATTGAGAACATTGGTACAGCTGTTGCATGCACCATTTTGATGCTGAGTTTACCGCCTGCAGCAGAGTATGCAGCAATGCAAAGTGCAGAGTATACTTTTCACAAAGCATTGGCTGACAACAACAGCATCATCAATGCATTGCATGTGTACAGTGATGATGGTAGTGACATCTTTATAGCACCAGTCTATATTTGATGATGCTGTATAAATACAACATATGACTCAAGTACCAGTTGAAGAAGCTTTGCGCACCATGGTGTATGCATTCAATGATGCAGTGGAAGCTGTGTATGATGAAGCTCAGTACATGCCAGATTATGGTGCCACCATGCGCATGCAACATCACTTGGCATTGTTGGCTGGTGCACTGGAGACTGTGATACACATATTGTTGTATCCATTGAATCCTAGATTGGACATGAGCGATCGCAGCATGGAGCAAGCTGAAAACTACTTGGGTCAATATGATGAGTTTGGCGTGGCCATTGTGTATCCCAGTGGTGAAGAAATGATGTTTTGATCATTGCATGATTTCATCCAGCATGCTCTGAATTTCACTCAACAGTGCAGCTGTTTCTTCTTCTTGCAATTGTTCATTGGTCATGCACTCTGCAACATTGGTCAAATGTTCCAAACATTTTTCTAAACATGTGATGATGCTCATTTGTGGTATTTAGATCCATGGGCATTGATTTAGCAGAAAAATTTATGATGCAACTATGATGCGTGCAATTTTGTTGCATTGCATGTGTACATCACGCAGCTGCCTGTGAAAGTTGTTGTTGACGAGGTCGCGAAGAGATGATTTCCACTGACGCAGCCTGGCAGCATGCGTCAATGTTGCTTTGGCATTGTCTGTTGTCATCTCAGCTGCAATGCGCAGGTTGTATTGTTGTTGTTGTGTCATAGCAATATGATGCGAATGATGTCATTGCAATGCGTTGCAACTCGATTGATGCAGTAAATGATGTTTTTCTTGGACAGTTGATCAGCTGTTTGTATGTATTGTGCAGCATATATTACAGTTAACCTGCTGTTGGTGCCTGCTGAATTTGCTGATGCATTGATGCGGTGCAGTTGACTGCGGCTGAAGCGTTTGATGTTCATATTTTAAAAGATGATGATGTACTACAGAATGCGAAAGATGGCATTGCAATGATGAACAATTTGGCTGATGCAAAACTTGATGTTTTTTTCAGCAGCATAATTGTTGTGTGCAATAGGATCACCCAGCCGGCGAGCATAAAGGAATGCCTTGATGGCATAGTCATTTATGATTTGCGCTGTATCATTCAGCTGATTCATTTGTTTTTGGACGATTTTCATAGTTTAAAAGAGTGCATGCATTGCAACAATGCATCAATGATTGCGTTGCTCAAGTGTTGAATGTAATGCAATTGCAAATTGATTTGATTGCGAGTGTATTCAGTGGATGAAGAATGTTGTGTTGGTTGAGTGTAAAGATGCATGGCATTGACATGGCCAAGGGCTTGAAGTGCATGATTGTAGATGACGTTGATGACGCGCAGCTGCTTGTTGTTGAAGTTTTTGCTCATATGAACATGTTGGTGAGACTGTGCCACAATGCTAGTGCTGCATCAATGGCCAGCCGACACTGATGGTAATTCCATTGAGACACTTGCTGAGGACTCTGTGCACCTTTGGATGCTACATTGGGCTGCTTGTGAAACTCATGGCCACGATCAGCATACCATGCAGCTGTTTTGAAATTTTGAGTCATGTGTTGTGCTGCACTGTTGAAATATTTCAACTGTTGGGGTTGCATGGGCTTGTTTTTGCTCATAATGATGCTGTTAATATTCTGATGATGTCCATCAATTCATGACCTGATGCTTCAATGGTGTATTTGCATTCTCTGTAATTCCATGCAGCCAATTTTTCTCGAGTGGAAAAGTTGTTGGCAGCAGATGATTTGAAATTGGTATCTACTAGTGTTTCATCGCCACGTTGAGCATAATGCAGTGCTGTCTTGTATATACGAGTAATATAATCAGCTGTTGCATTGATGTGCTTCAATTGTTTGTAATGCATCTTTTTGTTCATGCTTGCATGTATTTAAGCAGCAGCTGATGTACAAATTCTGCATTTTTTGCGCAAAAAAATTTTCTCCCGGATTCAGAGATTGCGAAACCCATGTAGCGAGAGCGAAACCCATTATGGAATTTGATAGCGATTGCGAGCAAGAACCCTATATGGGAGTTGATAGCGAATGAGAGCCTATATAGCAATTTGTAGCGAGAGCGCTAAAAAAATTTGGCATGCGGTTCTTTCTAACTTTTCTACGCTGCGTCCTTCTGACAAAAATTCACGACGACGTCTGCATCATCGCTGCTATCATCGCTCGCTGCACACTGCAGCAGCTGCATGTACGCCTGCATTATACCCTTGCAATGAAACTCAATCCACTGTACATTACTCCACTGATGCACACATGATGGGACATGCTTAGCGTGCCATTGCATACCATGCTCACATTGCATTGCAATGATCTTATTATAGTTGACTATGTGCATCATTTATGATGTTGATCATCTGCTGTGTTAATGAACAGACATCTTCAATGAACCACCTGGTCATGCGTGCATTGCTGACCACATACTTGGTACCATTAGCAGTGTCAGTGATGCCGCGTGCCAGGTACCTGGTGATCGTTGCTGCATCAGCACGCCATTGCACTGATGAATCACTCATGTTACTTGGCAAAGTATTGGCTGCGCCCTTCAACGGTGACTGTGACACCTGTGGTTGCTTTGTAGCGTTGAGTAGCATGGCTGGGGTGGCGCCACCAGTAGTCCAGTTTGCCATCAGGCATTGCGACGAATACTTTGGCACAATCTTCTGCACTCATCTGCAATGCCGCCTGCTGCACATGAATGCTAGCATATTCAACGTTGCACGTTGCATCAATGGTCACAGGCACTGCAGCTTTCATCACAGGCGCAGCAGCTTTAACAGCAACAGCACCATGTCCTTTGCTGCAGGCGCGGCACTTGAATTGCGTCAACAGTGCACGCAGGCTGCCAAACGTCTGAATGCGCTTGTGCAGATTGCCATTCTCTTTATTACCAAACATGGTGGTCGCACCATTGCAACAGGTGCACATCACATGCGGATGAGTCAGCAGCTTGCCAGTGGTTTCATATGATGTGATGTTGCTGAGGATGTCTGTTTCGTTCATGCTATTAATATGGCGGCCTTTTGAATGTATGCAACTGGTTCTGCTTTATTTCTTAGCACTATCAACGATGTCTTGCAGCAGATGCACAATGCCATCCAGTACATCATTGGCGCTGGCCAAGTGTGATGCTGCTGCATAAGAATCTTGACATGCACCTTTGGCCAAGTATTTCATCTCCCGTGCATTGTCACGCTGCTGCACTTTGAGATCTTTGATGAGGGCTTTGACTTGCTGGAGTGTTTCGTTCATGTATATATTATGGCGGCGTTATGAATTGGTGCAACTGTTCCCCTAAATAAATGCAATGAAAAAAGTATCCAATGCATCAATACAACGCATGCGAGTAACGCAACGAGCACAGCGCATAGCAAGAGATTTCCGTGACGTGGATTGGTTTAGTGGTCCTACCATGATGGGCCGCGATCCTTCCTACTATAGATCATATCAAGCCAGCCTGCAACATGCTGTATCAAAAGCACAAATCATCGTTGATGCATTGTTGCAGATGATGCATGGGTAGTGGCGCAACTAAATAACTGCAATGAAACCCATCAACGTTCGCAACCATGCGTATACCCATGCATATGCCAAGGTTATATATGATTACTTGGCCAAGCCAAGGTATGCTCACTTGTATGACTCACCAAATGGCTGTCATTTCATAGTCAAGCAATGCATAGATCAGAGTCAATACATTGCGCAGCGCATCATGTCCAGCATCATGATGATCAATAAATAACTGCATGAAAATGACCAAACAAGATCGCGCTGAAGCATGCGAAAGACTCATTTATGAAATCAACTCATGGGCAGAGATGGCTTACAACTACGCATCCAATGCTGATTTGGCTGACAATCTCAAGTATGCTCAAAGTCTTCGCATCAGCAAACCTCATTTGTATCATTTCATACAGCATGAACTTACAGACCGCTTTGCTAATGTGGCTCAGCGATTCAGCAAGCTGTTCAAGTTGCCTAATAAATAACTGCATGAACACTATCAGGCGCGCCAAGACCATCAGTCAAGTCACCACCTGGGCTATGTTGGCTCACAACTATGTGGCTAATCCCAACTTGTCCAAGCTGTTGAGTCATGACAATCCACGGCAACGCAATTTCATACTCAACAGCTTGAATGAACAGTACACTGAAATGGCGCACTTATTCAGCAAGTTGTGCAGGTGAGTCAGGGCTAATGAGTATGCACTGTATTGAGTACCCAATCATCAATCTGACTGTGACTCACACCGTACAAGCCATCCTGTTGTGATCGCAGATATGCATTCATTAGATTGGGCATATCACGTGCACTTGCAGTTGCCAGATCACCTTCAAATCCAGCAGCATACAAGACGCACTCCAAAAGATCAGCAGCATCTTCATGTGAGAGTTTGTGTTTGACTGCTTTGGCTAGCAGCTCTTTGGTAATGTCAGCGTGTTGACTCATGTTGTTATAATGCTTTGCCTTGATAAGTTAATGTAATGTTGCCGTGTTTGTTTTCAACCCGTGGATGTTGCAGAGCAATGTAACCAGTTGCATCGCCATTCCTGTCACCATAAACCATTATGTCTGGATACTTGGCCATGAGCTTCTGAAAATCCTTTTTGAATTTAGCAAGCTTCTTAAGTTTATCTTCGTCTTTCATATTATTATATCACCTTTCCCTCTTGTTGATTAGCTCATTATACATGTCCTGATGGATTTTATTAACTGTCCAATTCAATTCATGATACAATTTGTTGACCATCCTATCTTCGCGAGACCACATCATGATCAAGCAAATTTGCCAACAACGACGTTTGAACCTTGTATACAACTTACTCATGTTGTTATTATACATTGGTTCCGTCATTGAATCAACTACTCATTGCTGCACTGAGTCGTTTGTTGGTGTTGTGCAGACGATTGCTTTTACAGTATGCACAACCGCCATGATTGCGACATGTCTTGTCAAAGCGTTTGGATTTGGTATATGGCTTGCGAATGGTCCTGCTCATGATACAATGTAGTACATTACACATGTTGTTCAACTGTTTCCGTCCAATGTATATCTGTGTATATTACGCACTGTATTGTCAATGTATGATAGAGCAAATTTGACCCATGTCTCTTCTTGTTGATCTGACCTGGCAGCAGTCTTAAAACAATGTGTGATGTATATAGCACTGGTAGTAGGAAGTTCTTTCATTTGTACGCAACAGTATTTAATGCATTCAATTGTTGCACATTGCTCAGCAGACATTATATTGTAGTGGTGCATAAATACACACGTGTCTGCCGTTGAAAGATTACCCAAGTCAATTACAATTGAATTCAGAGATGCATGGAGTGCATCATACTATGGTGATGAAGATGCACCTTATGATGAAACAGCTGAAGCATGCATATCATATGGTGTGAATGGTGCAGTACTGTTGGTTGAAGCATTAATCAAAATCATACAATGAGACAACCACAACTCCTCAAAATGCCACCAGCATATTATGCACAGCGCATACAAGTAAATGCTGCACAAGCTGATGCAATGATGATGGATGAGCAGCACCGCATTGTGCAGAAATTGCAAGTAGTCTATGTATATTGTGGTGCATTGACACAACATTTGGCCAACAACATCATAAAATGAATGCACCACATTTTAAAACACCAGCAAATGAGTATGCAGAACGTATACTGCGTACAGCTAAACAAGCCATAGAAATGCATGATCTTAGCTGGAATCTGATGACTATGAGCAGAGTACAAACAGTTTGTACATATGCGTGTGCACTGTCAAAGCACTTGGCCAACAAAATCAAATATTAGTGTTGATGCTGTATTGCGTATTGGATTTCATGCACTATGAACTTCAACCAACCATCCAGGTAATCGCCAACCACAGTGTATGGCGGCACTGAGTGCTTTCTTGCGTCCAAGAATCTGACTTGATGTTTCACGTAATTGTGTACCATGCCAGCAGTCTGACGCAATTGAATTGTTGTTGTATCATTCACAACAGTATTTATTACAACGCGGATGTGAGCGCAACGCGGTTATTAGCGCAGTGCGGTTATGAGCTAAGTGTGTTGCAAGTTGATGAGGTATTTGAAATCACGTGCTACAATAACAAAGTGATTGATGATGTCCAAGTTCAATATAGAGTCTGAATCACCATAAAACACTGATGCACGATTTTGTTGCGCCCACTTGTTGAGTTCTTGTACAGTTAATTCTGCATAAATGCGTGCATTGTTGTTGCCATATTTTATAGCGTGCTCTTGTATTGCATTGATGAGGCTTTGTATTTGTGTTGCGCGTTTCATAAGTTGATGAGTTGTGCAAAGTCGCGCGCTGCTCTGACGAAATGATTGATGACATCTGCACTCAATAAAGAGTCTGATGCACCCAGATGCATTGCAGAACGATTAATTTGCGCCTGATCATTGAGGTCCTCCAATGCATATCTTGAGTAAACGCCAGCAGCATCTGCACCATGACGCACGCCATATTTGTATATTGCATCCAAAAGAACGCGTTTTTGCATTTGAATTTTCGCTTGACTATTTCTTTTCACAATGATTATTTATCATGCGCGCAACACTCAGAACCACAGTGTTCATTTGTATTTGCACTTATTTCTGTATTTCCTTGATTATCAACAGTATATATTTCGTTGATAATGAATGCATTACACGCACTCACTGGACACATTAAATCATCAACTTTTGTTGATATTTCTACTTTTTCTACATGTTTTTGCACAGTTTCAAAGTTGTTTATACATTGTATGAAGCTCTTGGCTGCACTGCTGAAATAATGTTGTATGCTGCGTTGTATAAAGCCAGCAACTACATCATTTGGTATATTAGCAAAGTTTTGCGTCAAATGATGCACATAGTAATTGCCGCATATTATAGCATGCAGATTCACTGCATCTGTATCTGTATCCAGTTGCATAGCCATTTCATCCATGCATCAATGTACCAGCACTCTAATGCAATGCAAGCATCAAACTCTTCAACAGTTGTTGCACTTTGTTGAATATGTATTCATTGGAATGTTTGCCATGAGGGTGCTTTGCAATGAATGCATCATGTATGCAATGATGTTGTGCAGATAGTTGACTCGTTGTTGCAGCATTGCAATGTACAGTTGTTGTGTAACATTGTTCATTGGTTTTTTCATGCGTTTCTACGTTTCAATGTTTTCAATTTTTTCAACAACTTTACAATGTTCTTGGCTACTGTTGCATAGCCAACATATACAGCATCATCCCAGTCAAGTGTATGCATTGCAACAAATGCATAATTGCCCATGAGATACTCAGCATTGTGCATGCTGGTGCTGGCATCATTGTTGATGTTCCACAGCAGCATGCTGGTGCCAACATCATTGTTGATGTGCAGCAAAAAATCATCTTGATTGGGAGTGGTGCGTTGCTTTTTCATACACTTATTTAAGATTTGATCATGTGCATCATATGCTGAGCAATGCTTTTGCAACAATTGTATACCAGTGCAGCATTGAAATATGACTCTTTGAATTTGATTTGGTTGTACATTACCATTGCATGCATGCCCATGATCAACTCTGATGTCACTGCACCAGATGTATTGTTTGCATCATTCATTGCATTTATTTATTCTTGTTGCATGTTGATGATGTTGGCAAAATGATGTGCTGCTCTTACAAACCTGCGCATTATGTATACATCAACAGTACTTTTGATGTTTTCAAATTGTTGCCATGCATCCAGCTTGGATGCTGGCATTTTAGCATAATATTGTGCACTGTGATTGCCATAATTGATAGCATACAAATAAACACTCTCCAGCTCTCTCAGTTGTTGTTCATTCATGGCGTGTATTTATTGTATTCTTTCATCATGTCACATACATCAGCTGCAATGTATGCAGCATCTCTGATGATTATGTTCAATGTAACTTCATATTTTATATAATTCATTCTGTTGGCATAATATGCTTCATGCAATATATTGTATGCATCATGTGACAATTGCTGTGCGTTCATGACATTTTGAGCAGTTGTTGCAGTGCACTCATCAACAACCCAATTTTAGGATATACATCTCTCAAAAATAAACGTGTTGCAATTTTTGTTGTTTGTACATCTTTAAAGTCTTGATGCAATACATTGGCATATGTTCTGCACGTGATGCTGATGTAATACTGCTGATGTTTGACTTGTTGTGCATTGTTCATAGTGTGTTGATGAATTCTAATATGGTGTCTACAATGTTGCTGCAGCGCCTGTTGGTGTGGTGCAATATATTTAGGGTTTCATGACGATCCAATGCATAAGCTGCAGGCTCATAATGGTTTATGATGCGCAAGTCTATGCGCATGGCTGCAGCATAATTACGCAGGGTGCCGGTGAGTACTTGTTGCTTATCGTTCATAAATTGATTAACTTGAGTAATTTGCGTATCAATGACTCAATGTGCTTTTGTTCTTTGAAGTTGACCCAATTCCATTGTTGTTCATATGATCTGTAATTTATACGCTGTTGCTCTTTCAAGTGAACAAATTGATGCATTGCATCAGTAAAATCTTTTGCATTTACGTTGACTGTTTGTATCAAGTTTCTGTATTGGGCGTTCATAAATTAGTTAATTCTGCTATTCTGCGTGCACATACAGCATAGTTTTGAATGGCATTGAACAAATGAAAGCTTTTCATGTGTTCATTCTGTGGATCCATCGTCACTTGTGCCCAACTGCTTTTGTAAAAAGCTGCATATGCACACTGGTTTATAATCTTAACATTGGCTTCAAATATTTTTTGTGTATCCATAATTATAATGCTTGTGTCAATTTGGTGATCAAATGATCTTGAATGAATTTCATGTTGCTGTTGATGGCTCTTGTTATTACGCCTTTATTTTCCTTGCGCATCATGGCAGTTACACCAGCTGAATTGACAAACAGTGCATTTTCTAAAACTTTTTCAGCAGTCCAGGCTAGGTATTCAATTTGTTCAGAGTTCATAAATTTTTGATGATGATGTGCAGTGCACTAGTTGCATCACGCACTGCTAGTTCCACTCCATTGATGTTCCAAAAACTTTGATTGTCTTGTGCACTTTGATGCGTCATCCAATGTGCATTGTTGTTTACTCTTGCAACAGCTGCATCAATGCGACGCCACAGCAATTCATAATCTTGGTTTTTAAATTTTTTCATTTGTTGTTGATTATGCTCATTGCAGCGTCCATTAAAACTTGCAACGGATAAAATACACCATTGTTCATAAACAGTTCAGTGTGGCGTGGTGTGTATTGCAGCATGTTTCTGGTGTTGCGCCGCAATGTTTTGGCTTCCAGTTGCATTCTGAATTGCATAGCGCGTTCATCAAATTTAGGCTTCCTTTTCATATTATTATTTACTTTTTCCTGTGCACTTGTTGCCAAGGTTCAATATTCAGTATATTATAGACAATGGAGGACTGCAACATGTCTTGCACTTGTTCTGTGAACCTAGTTTTCAACACTTGTCTTGCAATTTCATCATTGCTCATTTTGTATCGTGTTGCAAAGTCTTGCATGCCATCCATAGCACGCAACAACAATTGACGCATGTTTTGACACACAACATTGAGTTTTTCAGCTTGCATTTGCTTCATGGTAATCATAGCTTTATTTATTGATGATTCTTTGCATTGTTGCAGCAATGGCTTTGATCCACATGATGCATCTGTTCAAGCCATAATCACTGTGCTGTTCATCAGCTTCACGTGCATGGTCAGCTGCATAGCCAGCAGCATCTGACAAAAAGTTTGCTGTGTCACCAATGGAATTGTTTGTTGCAGAATTGATTTTCATAGTTGCACAAGTTTACTTAAATTCTTAGCCACATATGCACAACAATCCATGGATTGCCTCAAATACTTCTCACGTTGAGTGACATGCCACCCTTCATTGCTGCATTCATTTGCGTATAGAGCAAATTGCAATGCCCATTCAGTGTTTTTGATGATGGCTTGTTTGTGGACGGTGTTTTTCATTTTAGATGTATCAATGCAATGACTTTGCCAGGAAGTTCTCTGATCAAGTCTAACACTGCCTTTGAAAGATGATCTGGGTCATCTTCACTATGCAATATTCTAGCAATGTGTTCAACTCTCCAAGAGATAGAGCGTTGCATCTGGTGTATTCTGAATGCATCTGATGCGAGTTGATTGTCTCCTATTTTCATGAGTTATTGTTCATACAGATTCATATTACAGTACTTGTTTCAAGATTCTGATGATGCGCTGCACATACATTTGCATGTATCTAGTGCCATTGTACTTTTTGAAGCCTGAAGCAGTGATGCGTACATTGTTTTTTGCATCATGTGCATGCTTGAGCAGATAACTTATTTGTGGCTTGGATAGTTGTTTCATATTAGTAAGGATTCATAATTCTGAAATTACTTTAACAAAGATGTTGGCAATACTTTTGCATCTTTTGATGCAAAATTTGATGTGCAATTGGCAATCCATTGCAATGGGTGCCAATGACATGTTTATTTTGGCATACTTATTAGAGTACCTGGCATATGCTTGTGCATTTCTAGCATCGTGCTTGAGCTCGTTCAACTCAAATTGTGTATCATTATTCATTGTATTCATCTGTTGCATCATATCTTTTATTTTGCGTATGCATCATGAAAATGTATACGATTTCTTGGCAGCGTTGGCGAAACAAAGTGCAATAGTGCTTCACAGTAATTTCAGATTCATCTGCCTTGAGTGCATACCTTAGTGCATACCTTATTGTTCTATCTGCTGCAAACGCTTGCATGCTCATTTCAATGTCATTGTTCATAGTTGTTGCAAAATTTCTTTGATGATATCATTCTTGATGATGTTAATTTGCTGCACTGTTACTGCACTAATATGTTGATGCCTGGTTTCAAGAGTCTTGCAATGAGGCAGCAAACGCAATGCATATTTGATGTTATGGTTATACAGTTTGGCTGTTGTGTTTATGTACCTTATTTGCTCGCCAGTCATGCTATTATTTAATCACTTGAATATAACAGCATTGATGTACAAAGCAACAGACACTACATTAAACTGGTCCAACCTGCAGCAATCAAATCTTGCATCTCATCACTCTGCATGGAGTCATTGCCAAAGCAAATGGGTGCAACTGCATCAGCATCTTGAGCATATACAGCCAATGCATTGACTGGACGAGTGTAGTATTTGAGTCCAAAGTCCATGCCTTTGATGGCGCTGGGCTTGCCATTGTCATCCACACTCAAAATTTCAAAATAACGCTGGCATATGCCATTGTTGGCATCATTGTCCAGTGCCATCAATGCCCATATGAGACTCATAACGCAATCATCTTTGTTGCTGCCACGTGCACTCCATGTACCATTGGCCTTGCGCACAAACTCTTTGAGCTCTTGAATGGTATTGACATCATTGAACCTGACGCATTGCATTTCATTGACCCAATATCTCATGTTGAGTACACCTTTGTGCTTGGTATTGGTGTGTGCAATGACTCCCATCTGCTCTTTTTTGCGTCCAGCTACAGCAGCACCATAGTTGATGATGTTTTCATATTTGTGCATGTGATACAAGTTGTCTACCACTTGAGCACCACAGTTGTTTCTTTCAATCATGGCCAATGGCTTGCCCCATTGAGTCAATATTTCATGCAATTGTGTAGTGAAGTTGGGTACATCCACATCATTGCTTCTGAAACATGCCACTTGTTCAATGTTGGTCAAGTCTGTGATGTCCAATATCTGTACAACGCTGTAATCTTGTCCAATGCCTTCAGCTACATCCACCCCTGCAATGTACAGTCTGTTGTCTTGCGGCATTTTCCATATTTTGTATCTATCATCTTGCAATGTCAAGACTGCATCACTGCACATGCTCTTGAATTTCTCAAACAACTCTGCATCAATGGATGATTCACCCTTTTGCAGAAACACACAGTTGAACTCTTGTTCAAATGACTCTACACTGCCCAAGATCTTGATTTGCTCTTTCTTCCATTCTTCATCACGTCCTGGCACATCATCCCATTTGATGATGCTGGTCACAAAGCTGTTTTCTCCACGCATGCTGCCATCATACAGTTTGTAAAACAAATTGTCTGTGCCATTGGGAGTAGATGCAATGAGCACTTTGGATTTCTTGGAGCGTGAAATGGTGGGCCATACTGAACGCCAAAAGTCTTCCATGATGGAAGGAGGATCAATGAAAGCCAACTCATCCAAGATCAATACATTCAAAGAAGTACCACGAGCAGCACTGCCTGTTGTAGTTGAAATGCCGATTCTGGATCCATTGTCCAACATGAGGCTGGTCTTGCCATACTCAATGACGCCAGGCTTGAGCCAGTTGGGCAATTGCTCATAAGCCATGCGCACGCGGCGAAAGATTTCAATGGCTGTGCTCTCTTTGTTGGCTACAATGACTATGTTTTGGTCATCATTGAAGCATGCTACCCACAATGCATAAATGGTCAGCATGGTAGTTTTTCCAATCTGACGACTGGCCAACAAGATGTTGTATCTGTTGTCTCTGAGTGTTCTCAAAGATTGCTTTTGACATTTGAACAAGTTGATGACTGTTTTGCCTTCATCTGGGTCAATGATGTAAAAGAAATTCTCTGCAAAATGCAAAATGTTTTGTCCACACTTTTTGATGTCTTGCACCATCTTTGGAGTGTACTCAAAACTGGCTCTGCTGGTGGGCAGAGCAGGGTTGTTGAGGTAGTATTGTTTGTCAGCCATGCATGTATTTACATGCTGCATCATTTAATCAATCATATTCAAACTCATACAATGCCCTGCCTTGATATACAATTTGAACCAGTGCTGCTGTTTCTTTGTATTGTTGTCTGAATTCAGGTGTATCAGAAGCGCCTGAGAAAATAGTTATATTAGTTATATTATTGCCATTATAATGCCTGATGGGCAGTGCATAATTTAGTTTATTCAACATTTCATTCAGCAGTTGAGCCAATCCAACAACAACACTGCTGACAAATTCACCCATGGGTCTTTCATTCTGCACCATATTTAGTGTTATAACTATGCGACGGTTGAATCTGTCAACCAAAGTTTGTGCAACACTCTGAGCAGGAACTTGTATAGTAGCATTCATCATAGCATTAGTTATCTACATATCCAAATATCACTTTGCCATCATGCACTATTTGTATAAATTCTGCCCCAACATTTGCTTTGTACTCTGGTGTTGCTTTTGCAGCAAGGATTACTCTCTGCTCACCTTCTGCATTCAAAATGTCTCTGCCATCCACAACCAATTTTATCAATGCAACCATGTTAGCACAGTTGCTGACCAATGAACGAGCAATGACGTCTTGTGCGTAACTTGTATTTCTACTCACCATAATAACATATTTTGACATGCGATTCAAAACACTCTGCACTGGAATTTTTACTGTATCATTCATTGCATTTATTTAGATACACACCACTCATCAACTGTATTCAAACTCATACAACTTTCTGCCTTGATGTACTATGTAAAATTTATCCAACATTACCTTGTGTTGTCGTTGAAATTCTGGTGTATCCATTGCAGATAAGAAGATGGTTACATTTGCATCATCATTTTCATGATATGATACACCATCATCAGTATCTTTCAACATTTCGCTCATGAGTTGAGCCAATGCAATTGGTACATTGCTGATGAATGTACCAATTTTGCCACTGGGCTGCTGCACAGCAAAGCCCTTGTTTTTGAGAGACATGGCTATGCGCTTGTTGAACTTGGTGACCAACATTTGTGCAACACTTGAAGCAGGAACTTGTTTCATAGCATTAGTTATTAAATTATTTTATGCTAACCTTTTGATATATCAATATAAGATCAACAATTCTGTAAAGGTCATAATAGATGTATGTAACAGCATCTTCTATACTTTCCCTACCCTTCATTGCATTTGCTCTTGTGCAATTGCTGAGCAAATTCTCTGAATAAACATTGAGGTTGTAAATTGTGTAGTTGATTGGACTCATGCTAAAATTACTTGGTGAATTGTTTCCAATCTACAAGAGCAATGGTGTCAGCAATTTTATCTATTTCGTAGTAGATGTCAATGACAGCTTCTTCCAACCATTCATCTGCATCATATGTATCTGCTCTGTGACAAAGATCACTCACTTGCCATACATAAGCTTCCAGATAATAAAATGCGCGGTTCATAGGATCACGTGTTGGTATGTGAGGTGTCATAAATTTCTAGGTGTAGTTATTCCAATCCATGGACTTGATGGTGCCTACAATCCAATTATCTATCTCATCATAGATATCATTGACAGTTGACTCTATCAGTTCCACTCTAGCATATGAATCAGCCATGTGACAAAGATCAGTCAAAGACCTTGCAAAAGAGTCCAAATAAAAAAGTCTGTAATACAAAGGACTACTTGCTGATGTAGGAGGTGTCATAAATGCTTGTGGATTGCTGCTGTTTGCTCTGTGTCTCGCTTGGTTTCATCTGCAATGATGTTGACAATGTATTTGCAGTTTATGCCAATGTCTTTCATGTATTCTTTCATATAGTCTTTGATAGACAAGCGTGGTACAGGATTTTTCATTGCAGTGTATATACTATGCAACATGAATGCAATGTCCTGTGCAGAAGCAGTTATTCTGGAGTTGATGGGGAGTGCGTAGTTGGCTTGCATGATGTATATTACACGTCTATGTGAGGCTGTGAGTCTTGTTGCGCTGCATTGGCAAGGGTACCTGCAATGTGTTGACAATATTTACTCACAGTGCGTATTGTGCCTCTGTACCATGCATTTGATGCAGTCGGTTGCATCATATTGTACAAATGATCTGAAACATCCAGCGCATAATAATCAAGCAATTTGAGTGTGTGAGCAGTGACTGGAAAGTTGGTTTGCATTTTGTATTTATTTAATGCTTGTGATGACACTGATGATGCGTTTCAAAGCATTGTCAATGAGCAGCTGTTGTGAACGATCAACATGAAGCTGCCTGTTATGATCTTCATTTATCACTTCAGCAATGTATTTGAACCAATGTGCATCATTTGCAAGTTTGGTAACATTGTTTTCATCATCAAATGGATCATCTTCAAAACTATTCATAGTTGTCTTTTCAACACGTGTTTGCTGGTGATGAGATCTGTAATGTTCACTGCCAAGTAATTTAAACGAGATGTTATAGCATTTAAATGTATAGCAGGCCGATGAGATGCTAGCTGCTGCAGATCATAATCTATCAGCTGCTTTGCTATGCGTGCTGTATTGTTGAGTGTCAATGGAATCATTGTGCATTCATTGTTTTTATTACAGTGTCTTTAATAGATTTTACTCTGCGAAAGATCTCATTCATATTGAATGGCCTTTTTTCATAATGATCTCTGCCATAACCAGCATAAAAATTGCAGTAATATTTTAAATTAGCTGTTGTATATTCCAACATCTCTTCTTCACTCATATCACTATTTATACAAAAAGCAGGTGATGCATTACACCACCTGCCTTTGGGTTTGTTGTTGGTTGTTGGTTTAAGCCTTTTTGTTGGATGCTACATGAGGCTCTGCAGCTTTGGCCTGCTTGGCCTGCTCACGTGCCATTTTGCGAGCACCAGCTGCTTGCTGTTTGGCTGCATCTTTGGCCTGCTTGGCCTGCAGCTTCAACTGCTGGCGTTGCAGTTTATCAGCAGCTTGCAGCTCCTGCTTGGCCTGCTTGTTGGCCTGCTGTGCATGTGCAATGCTGTTGTTGATGTCTGCAGCACGAGCAGCTACATCAACACCATTGTGAACAGCCAGTGCCACCAAAATGGACATCAGCTGCTTTTCAGTTACATTGTGTTGAGCGCGCAAGTCTTGAATGATTTGCTTGTCTTCAGGAGTTACAAGGCAGGCATTGAACTTGGAGTTGGCGTTGGTATTCATATGTATTTGAGTTGGGTTTGTTTTGCTGTTTGTATTACACTATAGGCTAAAAATTGAATGATGCAACTTTTTTCCTAAAATTTTACTCTGCATTGTCGCTGCACTTGTTTTTGTGCTTGCTGTTGCGGCGATACTCAAGAGCACGATGCTTGAAGCTAGGAGGTGGCAAAGGCTTGCGCACTTTGTTTTTGATCTTCTTTGCACTGATGGTGCCAATGTAAATTTTCATATACACAATGTATATGTTTCCTGGCAGCAATCAACTGCAATGTTGTTTGATGTAATTTCCAAATTCTCTTGTAAAAGTACGAAAGTATGCCATCCATGATGAATCCATCAATGGTTCACTATCTTTTTTTAAATATGGCTGGTTGGCCATTTTTGAGCTGGTTGTTAATTCTTTGTTGGCCAATCTAAAATCTTCCAAAGCCCATAATGCGCCTTTTCTGAATGGAAATAAATGTGCTGGTGGATTCATATGCGGTAGTGTTCTTTGATGACATATCCTAATTCTCTTGCCAACACGTGAAAGTAGCTTATCCACAATGATTGTAACAATGGTGTTTGTGGTGGTATTGATTCATCTTGCCGCTTCTTCAAATGTATATTAGCTTTTCTAAAATCTTCCAAAGCCCACATTGCACCTTTTCTGAATGGAGTTGATTGTGTTGGTGTATTCATATGCTGTAATGTTGTTTCTATGGTGACACTCCTGGTACTTCTATGGTACGATCTTCATAATCAATCTCTACATAATCATACTTGGGTCTATAATCAATCAACACATATGATGAATCAAACAAATGTTTAGCATATTTGTTGGTATTGTCAGCTGCTGTGAAGAAGAATGCAATGAGCAATGCACAATCAACAACGTCACGTATGTAATACTTCATGTCATGAGGATTAACTTTCATGTGATTGCTGTTGCAAAAGTTGGCATAGTTGTTGAGACTGTCTGCCAATTTATTAGTCTCTTGTGTTGCGGGGATGGCGTTCATATTATTTTACTTGTACTCTTTTGCCATCCAGCTGCATCAAATAAACTTTTGTTGGAAAAACAGCATATTTGTATTGATCTGCAATTGTAGCTTTGACAGCAGGTGACATATCTTTGACAGGAATGAACATGGCAGCTATGCGTTGTATGATCCTGGTGGCGATGCGCACACGCGTCTCGGTATTCACACCACCATTGGCGGCTGTCCTCAAATCGCCGCAAACCTGCACGCTTTGCGCTTGCAAATATCCATATGCAGACCAGTTTTTAATGTGATACTTGGGTTGTTGATTCCATCTAGCCATGCATTTATTTATACACAAAAATGGCGCTGCCAATATAAACTAGCAGCGCCATGGTTTAGGTTGTTGGTTGAATTACAGAGCAAAGACGCCTTTGCTGCGAATGTCCTGCGCCAGGTCACGCGCATCTACACGACGAATGTCAGCGCTGTACTGATTGATGGGCAGCTGAACATCGCCACGGACGATGCGATAACCACCATTGGCATCACGCTCCAAAAGTACATTGACGAATTTTGGACGGACGTTTTTGCTCTTGAACCACTGTTTGTTGATGTTGTTTTTCATACACTAACAATATATGTCTCTGAGCAATAAATCAACGGTTAAAGACGATTTAAATCTAAATTAATTATGGATCCATCCAACATTTGCAGAGGTGTCCATTTTGCCATTACAACAACTTCAAACCATGCTGCTCCTTTGTTCAATCTTGGAAAGAATGCACTAATGATGTCTGAATTGCCAAAGTTATATGCATGATACATCAGGCTACTCTCCATTGTATCTTTAAACTCCTCTTTGCTTTGCAAAGCTGCAGCCATTGGCTTTGTTATGTATTGAAGTTTGCGAATGAATCTGGTTGTTTCCAATTTTATAATGCGCTGTTGTGATGCATCTTCTGCTTCCAATTCAAACAACTCACCATAATTGCTCAACAATGCATCAGCAATGTTGCCAAAAGCATCAGATATTTTAACAGGATTATACATGCATTTATTTAATAAAAAACCTCTCCAGAATAATCTAGAGAGGTTGTTTGATTGTTTGTTGGAGCAGTATTAGAACGCGTCGCCAATGTCAGCAAGTTCAGGACTATCTCTTCTGATTTCATCACGAACAATGCGATGAGCTTGCATGTTGTCAAACTCTTGCTTGCTGAGGTTCTTGTCATTGATGTAGAATTCTTCATAACCGTTCTTGAGAAGAACAGCAGGACCATCTTCACGATGTTTCTTGCCATTTACAAAGTAAATTTCAATGAGGCCTTCATCATTGCCAGTGTACCATACAGCAGGACCACTCTCATTGTTGAGCTCACCATTGGTAGTGAACTGAAGATTCAAACCTGTTTCTTCATGCAAGACATGAATGTCAGGGCCTACATATTCAAGCTGCCAGCCTGGAATTTGTGGCAGAGGCTTGCCTTGACCGCCTGCACCAGCCATCTCACGCAAAAGGTTGCCACCGTTTTGAATGTTTTCGTACAATTTAGAGAGTTTTTCAACGTCAGAGTGTTTCATGTTGTTTTTATTTATAGCTCAATCATTATTTTTTGCCAGCTGTTTCTGTTTTTTGCTGTGGTTTTTTGAAAATATTGTCATAGTTTTGCCAATATTTTTGCCAATCTTTGGTTCGATTGTCGTCACCTTTGCCTGCTTCAGATTTAGTAAATGCCATGAATGTATTTATTGCTCCACCTTTTTATGCTTGTTGTTGGGCTTTGCAGGCTTCTTGTAATATCTGCTGAGCACTGCACTGTAGTAGTCATAGATGACGTCTGCAGCTTGATCTGGTGTCATTTGATCCAAATTGCCATTGGGATTGCCCAACATAGCACCAGCAATGCTCTGATAAAGATGCATGTTGATGGCTTGTTGATCTGATTGTGATACATCATTATTCATTGCAGAGAGCTTCAAATTGTTTGAGCGTCAATGGCTCTGGATATTGTGCTGCTTCATCTTCACTAGGAATCTCTACAACATACAATGGAGCATAAAAAGGTTTCTGTTTTTCTTGCTCAATGGCTTCTTTGAACTCAGCTGCAATTGCACTGCATTTGAGTTTGAACTTTTTGAACTTGGTCATGCTCATTTGCATGCGCAGATGCTTGTTGCTGGCCAGCAAAGGCAATGGCGGAGGAGTGATTCGGCTGATGACTTCTGCTAGCTTGCTGTCACGACCCAGCACAGCAATGGGCTCATGGCCGCGGAACAAATAATTGTATGCAGCAGATGAGGCATTTGAATCAGATGTATTTTGTTTCATGTTATTAATATAGATGTGTTTAAGATATGTTCAACTGTTCCGATACTTTTTTTCCATTGGCATCTGTATCATCAATGTAATGTTGTACATGCAGCAATGCATCTGGCACTGCATTGAAATTATCATCATGATACAAATCAGTGAACCATTTGCGTTGCTGCAGCATGCGATGATGAGAGTACAAGTAAATGTTGGCCAGCTTGGCGTAACGTGCAGCATCAATGTCTAGCTTGTAATCCTTGATGCATTGCAATGCTCTGGCTTCACAATCGTGCTCCAGTGCAATGCATTTGTGCATGCTGTCTGCAGCTGATTCAGCACAAGCTTCCATGCCACTCAACCAATGTGTAAATGCCATGGAGCCACCTGCAACATAATCATTCCACTGTTTGCAGTTCTCAATGCATTGCTGCATGTGACAATATTCATGCAGCAATATTTCAAAGCCTTGTACATTGTTGTACGCAACCACCAGCTCTTTGCCATTGAACCATCCTCCTGTTCTCTTGACAGTGCGCTTGTTGAGCAGCTTGACAGAGACTCCAGCCTGCATTGCTTCTGAGACTACTTTGGCAATAAATGCTTGACGATTCATACATCAATATATAGGCTTATACATTGACTTCAACAAATTTCCACACTGCATTTTCTGCGCGACCAAACTTTTGCAACTTATTTTCGGAAACCAGTTGACGCAGCAAGTAGTTGGCGCGAAACTCATCAATGCTCAGCTGCTTGCAGACTCGCTCTACATTGATGCAAGGAGGTTCAGTCATTTGCATGATGGCATTGAGTTGCTTGTCTTTTTGAGAGCTTTTGCCTTGTTTAGCATCAGCAACTTCAACAGCTTTCTCAAAATCATACCCCATGCTGCCAAAGAAGAACGTAAATGAACCAGCGCTGCCATATCGATTCTTATCAACTTCAATGACGCGCACATTGTCTCCTTGTGCACTCAAGCGCATGTTGCAATCCACAGCATGCACAATGCCTGATCCACCTTTGTATGTACCGCCTTTGGTGGAGTGCATGATGATGCCAATGGCTGTCTTGTGATTCTTGGCAATGGTAACCAATGCATCAGCTTTGTATTGCTCTGCAGCAGCTTTGGATTCAACATCGCAATGCAGGCTTTGAAAAGAGTCAATGATGAGCACATCAACTTGCTCTGCAATTTCTTCAACAGTGCTGAGATCATTGTTGCTGGCAATGAGTACATCAACAGTCTTGAGACGGCGGCAAGTATAAGCTACCATGACTTGACTTTCTTCACCGCTCAAGTAAGCAGCTGTATAGCCTTGATTGGCCAATGCTTGGCAAATTTGCAGCATCAGAGTAGTCTTGCCGCAGCCTGGATCTGCAGAAATAGTAAACGTCATGCCAGGCAAGATGCCTTCTCCGAAAATGCGATCAACTTGCGCAATGCCAGTTTTGAGCCTGTTGAAGAACTCTTGCGGAATTTCAACGTCACCAGCGCGATTCAATGTTGTAGTTTTATGTTCAATTTTCATTGTCCATTAACATAGCTGATTCTGCAGTTTGTTCCAGCGGTTCCTGCTACTTTATGCGCCGCATCATGTCTACTCAGTATAAGGCATAGTGCTGCGCAATGTTTGCAGCTGCACTGTATCATTGTAGATGGTGTAGTTGCGAGATTCCAGATAATCTTGCGCATCATTCAGAGAGTTGAACTTGCAAGCTTTGGTATACTTATCATTGTAACGACTAACATTCTGCGCATCATCATTGCAATCAAAGATGTGTTCAAAATGAGCTTTGACAACCAGTTCTACATGATCTGCGTACATCTCTACAATGAGATCATTGCTGCGGATGCCAGGTTCAGTGCACAGTCCAATATAATTTGTAGTGTTGTGAGGAAACAGTGGCTTGTTGGGTGTATGTGTTTTCATATTTGTTGTGTAAAATTACTTGCGTTCATCATAATTGAGATTGATCACCTTGAAGCTACCGTTCTTGTGCTTGATGACAACACCTTCAAATGCTTTACCATTTACTTCAGTCATTACTTCAGCATACTCCTTGATAAGCTCTGGAGTTAGCGTAGCAGTTTCAAGCAAGTCAACTGCTGGCACACCAATTATGCCGCAAACGTTTTGATAATAATGCTTGCTGCCTTTGTTTTCATACTCAAGAGTATCAAGATTGAAGATGCTATAAGCAGCAAAGCTAAGAGGTAGTTTGCTATGTGGATTAACCCCATGATGCTGAATACCACTACCATGCACCTCACCACGCAGAGCTAATGAAACATTATTAGATTCGCAATATGCTTGCAGCTTCTCAAGGATGTTGTACTTTGCTTCAGCTCTGGTATAATTGTTCAGGCATTCCTTTTTAAGTTCAAGAGAGCGAGAACAAACACCGGTTTGCCATTCATTTGTTTCTGGATCTTTGCGGCAGTAATAAGTGGCGCTGGAGTTGTGTACTAGCATTCCGTTAGCGAAGAAGTTGTGATTCTTTGCTGTCTCAATATCGTAAAGCTTGGAATCGCATGAGACTTTACGGATGCTTTTAATTTTTACTTTTTGCATAAATTTTTGTTTCAATCAGCTTGATTAGTTGTTCGTTTGTGAGGTTGTTTATTTCTTTCTCCCACACAACAATTATAGTGTATTTCCTTTCAAGAGCAACTGCTTTTTTGTGTTCATCCTTTTTCCATCTTTCTGCTGCAGTAGTCTGTCCAGATGGGTAATTGAGGACATCTCCAGCAATGTATAGTGCTGGATTAGCATGCCAGTAATCACCATTAAATTCAATCAACAAATTGAGTTCAGGAATGAATAAGTCATAGAAGTATCTACGCTTTTTTCCTTCTTCTTCATACTTGATAATAAATTGTCTTGTATGTGTAATTTGCAGAGCAGCAAGCGCTTCAGATATTGCTGCTTCGCCTTTTGATTCTCTATAGCCTTTAATGGATTTTGTTCTTGATGCATCTGAATTGATTGACTTGTCAAGCCATTCTTGTCTTTCTTGTTCTGATTTATTAGCCCACACTTCCGAATTACGCAAGCTCTTCCACTCACCACAACTCATCCCATACCGCTGCTGATAACTCTCTTCCTTTATTTTTTTAAAATCATGTCGTTTGAAAAAGTTATCAACTCCAAACTCTGTTAAACATTTCTCAGCTTTCTTCTTTTTTGTTGCAGCAGCTTGTGAGATGTTTGTTTCTACACCATACTTGTCCTTGAGTGTAGCATGCAGCTTAGTTTTAAAAGCATCTGTTTTTGCAGCTTGCGAAATGCTACGCATTGGTATTTCATAATACTCAAGCAGCTTGTTTGTTTGATCATAATTGATTTCAAACTCTTGCATCAAATCTGGTAAGCTTTTTTGGTTAATTACATACTGCTTTTGCATAAATTCTTTTGTTGCAAAAGGATGTTGTAATAAGATTTTATTAATCTTTTCTTCTTGAGATGTAATGCAGTGTGAACCAATTGGCTTACTTTGTATTTGATAGTGAGCGAATAGAGCTTTGAGTTTGTGTGAATGTATATCTTGCTCTCTGCAGATGCAAGCACAGCTTTTATTGTGAAATATATACTCCTTATCAATAAACTCTTTTGTGAGATGCGGGTAATTCGATAGTATATTAGAAATGCTCATATAGATATTTAGTCTATATGAGCCAAAAGATTGGTGTTTTCTATTTTTTATTTCACAGTTACCTCATCACCTACACACAACTCATCAGTACGCCTGTAGCATGCAAGTTCAGGCAGCCACACCCTATGATTTTCTGTAAGAGTAATGACTCGTCCATCATCAAGCTCAACTTCATACCACTGCTTACCATCATTATCTTTAGCAGATGTGGAAAGGATAGGCTGATATTCCAGCTCACCTGTATTTGTATCAAGCGTTGCAACATGAGTTCCAACCATGTTATATTCAACCAACTCTGCAATAGTAAGCTCACCCATCTCTGTAATCACTTTAGTGTTTCCCTTGAGACAGCCATCCACCTTAAGAGTAACATCAACAGTCTCACCAAATGGAAGAACATCAGTAAGATTCTGGTAGCGTTCTTCATCAGTCTTATTCAAGCCATACATCAGCGGACATTTAGCATCCAGAGTTTGTGGCATTGGAACTTCATACTTAGTAACACCAATGAGATCAGACACTTCTTTACCGATATTGTCGCTGTAATTACCAAATTGATCTGCAAAGAAGAAAGAATCGATGATATCATATGGAGACATCACAATGCCAAAGCTATATACACCGCGGAGCTTCATAGCCTTGACACGATTGCCGCGCTTCTTGAACATTTCAGCCCAAGGTTCATCAGGCAGCACAGTATCAGGCTGAATGAGCACAACAGCATCTCCAACCTTGTATTTGTCCTTCTCAACGATGCAGGTATAACCCAGCACCTTGGCAAGGTCTAATTTGTCAGCATTTGGATGAGGTTTGATTTCAGAGATGAGTTCGATAGACGCTAATTTCATATTATTATTATATTAACTTTCCTTAAAATTGTAATAGTTAGATAATGTATATAGTCAAGGTTTTATCACAAGCGCTTTGAGTACAAATGTAGCTGCAACCACTTTGACCACTCCCATGAAGCCTTGTTGAAGTAATATAACCCGCTAACTTTGTTGATATTACAGAACCATCATCATAAACTGCTAACACATCCAACTGGATGGAGGAGTTTAAAATTGCTTGTTTGAACTTCTCAATGGTGCAAATGTAATGCAATGCTCTTTTCATACTATTATTATACAATGGTTCTTAGTTTAGTCAACTGTTATGCAGAAAACATTTCTGTAATCCATTCATTTACTACATCATCTCTTGCTCCATAATAGGATTCAATTTGCTCGGTGATGGCTTCTAAGAAGTTTGGGTTGTAATACTCCCATTTTGCATCTGTTTTGGATCGAAGCAATGCAAGGATTTCTTCACCAATGTTTGCATATTGTGGCATGATTTTACTTTTCTCTGTATTGTTGGATAATTCCTATGAAAATATAAACAATGGATACAATGTTTGCAATGTCAGCAATCCACCCTGGTTCAACTACATTGCTATGAATTGAAAGAAGGGAACCGAAAATGAGATTGAATTGATAATCTTTCATAATGTTATTTTTGTTTAATTGCCGCCATATCCCATTCGACTGCCTTGTGGCTCTGCTGGCGGAGTTGGTGTCTTTGAAGTAGTTTGCTGGTTTGTCAAGCTGTTGTGTATAGCAGCTTTCCAATCCTCAACCTCTTTTGTCAGCTTGGCAATGCGACGAGCAGCTTCCATAAAGACATCTTCATGATTAGCAGGATAATTGATGAGGAGATTGATAAAATCAGCGTTTGACATTTCGTTCATACAATTTGACTTTCCTAATTGATTTAGTCTTCAAAAGGCAGAGCCTCATTGATACGCTCACTAGATAGAATGCGATCAAACAACTCCATGCCTTCATCTTCACTCAAGTCATTGAAAGGCTCAACATCAAGGTCGCCATTATCATTAAAGCTTACAAGACGTTCTTTGCCCATGTAATCAATTACAACACTCTTATCTTTGATATTAATTTGTTTGATTTTCATACTATTATTATAGCAAGGTTCCAGATGCAGTCAACTGTTATTTCATCATATCAGCCAAATACTCCAGCAAGTAAACTTTTGGAGCCAACCAGATTTTGAGCCATTTGATGTTGATGTATTCAAAAAACGCTCCAAATCCTATGGCAAAAGACGCTATACCAGAAAAGGTTACAGGAAGCCAAAAGCCAAATTCATCTCCCCACTTTGCAACTTCAAGCTTTTGATGTATGTAGTATGCTACTTTGCAGACAACAAAAGGAATACTCAATGCTAAGATGGCAGCAATGCATTGAATGAGAGATTCCACTGCATGCCACATGAGCAGTTGCTCAACTACTTCTGGTGCTTGTTGATAAAGAGCATCTACAAGCTCTGTACCTGTTTTCTGAATGCCATCAAGGCTCTTGATGAGTGCTTGCTCTAGAGTGTTTTGGATGGTAGGTGTTGGTTCTGCCATAATGTTATTTGTTTTGGAGGTTATTATTTGTCTTTGTAATTGAAAAACTCTTCTGTATATTCATGCAGAAATCCTACTATAAAGGCGATGATGAATGCAAAGAAACAAATCCACGAAAGTATACTGAAACTTGGCGGATAGCATTCACATCTGTATTTTTCTTTGGCATTTAGCCTCCGAATGATGAAAGCTGAAGCAACGACTCCAGTGATGTAAATGATTGAAGCTGTGAGTATTGGATTCATGATTGTCTGTATAATGTAACAAGGTTCCTGATGCAGTCAACTGTTATTCACTAATAATACCCATTTTTACACCAGGCAAATTGTCAAAGTTGTTCTCTTGCTGTTTGGTTGCCATCATTGCAAGAACTCTGTCCATGCTGATGGGGCGATAGGCCCAGCAATCCACACCTGTATCAAAGCTCTTGGAGTTTGCATCATCTGGCAAGGTGCCATGCGAATGACCATACAAGTGCAATGCTCCCCTGTGGCTTTGGTTCCATACGCGCATTGAGTAATGGCACAAAACAAATTGATGACCTTCAATCTTGGTTTCAAGGAAATGAGGATAAACAGTAACCTTGCGAGCAAGCTCTTCATTGCCAAAGTTATGATACCAATCAATGAATGGCTTGTCATGATTGCCTTTGATGAAATGAAAATGCTTGAAGTTGAGGCGACGCATCACCCTATCAATGCCAAGAGCATCACCAAATGCAAAGTCACCAAGATGATAAACAACATCATCAGGAGTCACTGCATTGTTCCAATTGGCAATGAGTGTTTCATTCATGTCATTGGCATCAGCAAAGGGCCGATTGCAGTACTCAATTATCCGAGAATGGTAGAAGTGTGTATCAGCAGTAAAGAATGTTTTCATATTATTTTTTATTTCTTTCTGCTTCGTATTTTAAAAGATGATCATAAAGCTTTTTTGGTATTGGCTCATAGTTATCTCCATTCCAATTTTCGATTGACCAAGAGTACTCACCATCTTCTTCTTTTACTGACAATCCTCCATAATAATTGCCTATTGTTCCAATTGTGGTTATCTTCATATTATTATAGTATATAATTTTTAGTATCTATCTGTTTCAACTCCATCTATGTATAGTGTAACTTGACCACCTTCACTATCGAATCGCAATTTAGCATTGTCGCAGACTGCAGTGCGGGTATCACTCGCAATCATTGTATTGCATATGACTTGAGTCTCAGGATCAATGCCTTCAAATAACTTAAGAATGTCTTTTACTTTCATACCATTATTATAGCAAGGGTTTACTGATCGTCAACTGGTTCCTTGAAGTCAGAGTCGCATGAAATGCTCACACTACCATCATAGTAGCCATTGGAAGAGTTGACATGACGCAGCAGTACATCTCCATTCTTGGTCTTGAAGACAACATCCCAAATGCTGAGGCAATCAGAATACCAACGGTCTCCACCGCAAAGATCTTCAGCTTTCTTGTTAACATACATTTCATCAGGCACTTTGCCATCGCGGTTCCAATCATCAAAGTCAATGATTTCTGCACCATAGCATTCTTCAGGAACAATGTAGTCATAGAAGATGGAACTGGAGCAGCAATCGCCTTCCACATAGACATTGATGTTGCCTCTGTCTGTTTCAATGCGCAATGCATCTGTATCAATGCGGGATACACCACGCAGCTTAGCACCAATGATTTTTTTCTTGAGAGATTCGTTGTAGCTGTACATGTTGTTAGAATTCGATTTTGGTTACTTTGGGAAGGATGCGTTTGATTTTATCATATGTACATGCATAGCCTACGCTGGTAGCATATAGTTCTCCATTGTTGTCTGCAATGGTGTGATATGAGCTGGTGCTGGCTTTTTGGCACAGATAACCATCTAAATCCACAAAGAATTGATTCTCTTGCACATCACCAAATTTTGGTGTGTCGGGTACTTGTTGTTCAAAAATAATTTTCATGTTGTTATTATGGCTGGTTATAAGGATTATTCAACTGTTTTTTGATACAACGGGAACATCAATGAATTTATCATCTGCATCCAAGTCTACCAATTGCAAATCCAAAGCTGCATCCTCTAGCTTCTCAATGTTGATAGCGCCATTTTTTACAAGCTGACGCACTACCAATGTACCAATGGCTTGCAAATGCATTTTACGCACTGCATGAGCTCTAGCTAGATCTTCATATATTTCTTCGTTGTGCATAGTGGTAATGTGCCTCGTTTATTCAACAACTGGCTCCGACGAGGCTCGCGGACAGCATGTGTCTTATTCTGTAATTGGTGCGCAGTGAGGGAATCAAACCCTCCCCAAAGCGTTATGAGCGCTCCGCTCTACTCAGTGAGCTAACCGCGCTTTGAATGTTGCACCTTAACTTCTAACAACGCGGTCAAGCAATGCTGTAAAATCAGCGTCGATGTTTTTAATGAACTTCAATGCTTTGTTTTTGGCATAACTGTTGAGATGCGCAAGCATTTCTTCTCGTGTTGCGCCGCATGGAAAGTCAGAATAAGTTTGTAAACCACTCCACAAGCCAATGATGTTGTATAGCACTGTTTCACCATCATTTACAGAAGCATATCCGTGCTCTACAATGATGAGGGGGCTGCAATTATGCAACAGATACAAGTCTCCAACTTCAAAAGTCTTGATGGTTGTATCCTCTCTGAGGACACCCAAGCTCTTGGCTCTTTCAATGTCAAAGATGTATTCTACACCTTCAATAGTAATGTTGAGTTCTTTCATATTATTTGTTTTTCTGTTTGAGTTTGCGTTGCTTGTTGATGCGATTGCGGTCTTCAATCATCTTGTGCCATTCCTTTTTGGTGATGCCAAAAGCTCCACCAATCCTGTTGCCCAGCATATGCAAGCCACTGTTGTTCCAGCAGCGATGATATGGTTCAATGTCTGCATTGATTGCAGCTCTATCTTTATTGCTGTTTGCGTTGTTTGTATTATTTTGTGCCATGTTGTTAATGTAACGTTGTTGAGGATTATTGCAACTGTTTTTGTTAATCAATGGTAATGGTTGGTTCACCAATGTGAATCATTTTTTGACTTGGTGGATACAAGACTATACAAACATCTGCTCTGCACAGTCTCAAAAATGCAATTTTGTGACCACAAGCATCATCAAGCAAAGCACATACATTGATGCGCAGCAATGGATCAGCTCCTGCAGAAGTGCAGTAAACAGATCCTACAATAGTATCTTCTGCATTGATGTTGCTTGGAATAGTGTTAATTTTAACTTTCATAATGCTATTGTAATGTATTTTGCAATTTGTTCAACTTGTTTCCTGCGATTTTATACCAAATGATGACTATCAGCATCGCAAAATTGATGACGTAATTGGCCAGCAATGGCACTTGCATCATGGGCTGCATTGCTACATACCAAAAGCACAAAACTTCACCCAGCAACCACATGAGCAAAAAGCCCCATGACAATCCATGAGCATGCTTTTGCCTGCACACCATGATGCATTGCGGCAATGCGCAAAATGCAAACAGCATTGATCCAATCCATCCAATGATTTCCATGTTAGTTCATGTTGGGTTCACGAAAGTAATTGTCAATGTCTTTGAGACCTTCAATGACTGTTTTCTCACACCCTGCGATGCGTGCGTAATAGATGCGAGAGCAGATGGCTCGGAGCTTTTCATACTCTTGTCTGTACGGCATTGCATTTGGTTGATGATAATGTGAGGAGCTGGTGCATGTGCAATGGCGGTTCCAGCAATTGGGACATTCTGTAAGAGCCATAATAGATTATTGATGCTCCTTCCATTTGAATTCTGTATAGTTCTCACCAATGACTATCCATTCTGCATAGTTGAGCTTCACTGCTTGTTCTTTTAATACATTGCGTTGTTCTGCAACTATGGAAAGAATAAACAACGCAGCAATTAAAACAGCTGCTAATATAGTTGTCATACGCGCCCACATACTTTCATTTTCACTCATATTATTTTTCAATTTTAAGTTTAACGTCTTTCATGTTCAAATCAGCAAGTAATTTCTTGGTGAGTTTATGGATGGTCAATCGACTTGGACGAGATTGAGTTGCACTGTCTTGATACTCATAAAAAATACTCCTATCACCATCACCATAAGTGTGTATTGATTTTATGGTAACTTTTGCAAAAAAGGAATATGGAAAACTACCAACCCACATATGAACATCACCCAATGATGCATAGCAGATGCTGTCGCTATATGTTCCAGCTTCTGACTTGAAACTATGCTCTTTGGCCAATGCATTGATTTTGGCATCCCATTCTTTATCATACTTGCCCAGCATGATCCAATAATGAGGCTTGAAGATGAATTGAAGGCTTTGAATGAGTGCAGAGATTTTTTTCATGTTGTTAACATACAGAGGTTCCTAAAACATTCAACTGTTAATAGTGCTTGCAATTGTATTTTTCAAGATCACTCACAAGCTTTTTGTAATATTTGGCAATGGTGAGTCGGCTGGGGCGTATATCATTTGCAATATAACACTCATCAACTTTGCCAGAATAACTGAAAAAAGCATATGGAAAGTTACTCACCCAGACTCTGTAATCACCAAGTAAAGCAGTATGAGTGTGATTACCAAATTCATTTCTTAAATTCCAGGAGTAAATTGGGATAAAATCGTAATTTTCCGCAAGTTCTTGAAATTTTTTATCCCATGCTGCGTCATATGATGCGGTCATGATCCAGTAATCAGGCTTAAAAATGAATTGAAGGCTTTGAATGAAGTTAATGATTTTTTTCATAAATTAGATTTTGATGAATGATTCTGCTGCTCTTTGATAGTTGCGCGTTGCTCCGTTCTTGCAAAGCGTTGATACACATTTGCAATGCCACAACAGCTTGATTGTGACCATGTAGCACCAACACCATATGAAGTGTATTGTTTGAACTATAAATGTTAGCATATGATACTATAACGACTTCCAAATGTTAATCAAGCGCAAAATGTAGTCATATGCAGCTTTTGCAAGGTACCAGACAATGTATGCTGCAGCATGAATAATAACGAGAAACATAAAGATCCAACTTCCTCTTGCAAAAAAATCTAAATCTGGTCTAAAGTTGCATAAACTGCCAATGCAGCCTAAAATTGCAATTATACTAAACATAAAAGAAAAGAAAACAGCCATAAAAACAATGGCATCACATGCCATTCTGATCTTGAGGTCTTTGATGACCAATTTGATGAATTTAGTAATTTTTTTCATAAGTTTTACATGCAGGAAGTAGTTTTTGTTACTCTATGTAACCCTGATCCTCTACCGGTATGCCGCCCGTATGGATTATATTTACGATGATTAATAAATTGCTCAGGAGTTAGCACCTGAATTTCTGCGCCAGTTTTGTGACCATAAATCATTACACCTTTGGGCTTCTGCCAGTTCTTTTGAGTCATCTGCGCACATGATGCACAAATGCGACTATTGAGCAAAGTTACGCGTTCATCTTCTACGCATTTGCCGCATCCACAATATACAAGTTGTTCGTTCATGATAGTAATATATAGGTAAAGATGGTTCAGTCAACTGTTTCCTGTTTTAGTTGCAAGTATTGTTGCAGTTCCTGTTCGCTCATATCAAAGTAGCACAAGGGATGAATGTCCATATGTTTATTATTGTGGTGGTAATTGGCCAATGTGGTAAATTAAGTCTTCTGCTTCACAATACCCCATGGCGCCGAACTCCTCAACAGGTATTGTGAAGTCATAGAAGAAATCTTTGACATCATCAATGACTGCATTGTGCTTTTTGCAATAATCACACTCAACGCCATCACCACGAGTAATCTTCTGTCCATCTAAGAACTTGATGATCTGTTCATTGGTCCAATTGTCTCTCTTAAATGTTCTCATATTGTATTATAGTTTAGTTCATATTAGGTTCGCGGAAGTAATTATCAAGTGCTACTAAGCTATCCTTTAAAGAATCAAAGTCACCAGTAATACGCGCATAATAAATGCTCAAACAAATGCTTCTGAGCTCGATATATAGTTCCTTGTATGTATCGTCTTCTGATATTTGATCGTTCATACTATTATTATATCGACTTTCCTTTTAAAATAATGAGCGTGGCAGGATTTGAACCTGCATTCGACTTGGTTGCCCAGCTGTGCCAAATACTGCTGTTACTGTATTTCATAGCCGGTAGTGTCTTTACATTCCACCACACGCTCAAATTGTTACACGTTAATCGTGTTCGTATTCGTCTGTGGTAATACCTTCGCGAGTAATAGTTACTTTGACGTGATCACCAACCATTTCTTCCCAATTGTCTTCATCAACAACTGCAAGAGCCTCGCGGAAAGCGTCAACAGCTTCTTTGTAAAGAGGGTTGAAGTTGGGGTTAGGCTGGCGCTTATAACTACCACCCACGTTAACATAAATTGTTTCTTCAGCCAGCTGCAAGATGTTTTCACCTTCACCTTTACCATCATCATCATATTCACTATAACCATTGAAATCACAGTATTCATGGTTAACGCTATATTCACATGTGTTGCCGTCATTAAAATATGGCTGATACGCTGTAAATGAAACACTATTTATAAAAGGGTATTCATCAAACAGTTCAGAGAGAGCTCCGTTGAATTCTGCTCGTAACTCCTTCTGCACTTGATTTTTAAGCTCGTTGATGCGGTCATTAGCTTCGGAGATTTTAGTTTTTAGTTCGTCGATCTTTTTCATGTTAGTCAATATGGATTCGGGTTTGTGTTTGTTCAACTGATTCTTTTGTTTTTCTTTGCTTTAAAATGAGTGCGTGTGATGGAGGTGCACCCTTGCCATTCATCATCCAATCTGGAACATTCATGCAGTCCAAATAGTCAGAAGCACTTGGAATGAATCCATTGAAGTCTTCTGCAATGTGCTGTTCACCAATGTCGCGAGTGGAGATGAGCTTGCCATCAGATTTGCGTTTGAACACTTCACCAAAAATGCGTGTCAAAATAACACTCACAAAATACGTATTATGAGTGAGCGCGCGATGTGTTGGAAGTGAGGTTGCAACTTTTGAACTATCCATTATAGAATGTATGTCAAGATAATCTTCTGGTTCTCCACCAAATTTACGGGCTGATGACCGAGCATGAATCCAAGGTTTACTCATTTGTTATTTGTTATTTGTATTGTTATTATCGACTACCAATCTACAGTATTTTAAAAATTGTTCAACTGAAAAATCTTGTTTCATGAAGTTTATTTGCTTCATTACAATGCAGCAATTTTCTTTTGTATATCCTTTGCTGCTATCTATTCTATCTACACTTGCAGAGCTTGATCTCGTACCACAAGGAGTACGCTTATCATAAAACGCAACAGGCTCTTTCGTAAAGATGCAACACTTGTTTTGTTTGATGTATATATCCCAGATCTCTTGAATTGTAATTGTAAACTCATAACCTCTAGCTAGTGCTTGTTTTTTGAGTTTAGATATATACGCAGCAGGTATTTCTTTATACATTAATGGCTTCTTCCACAGCTTTACCATTTCTTTATGAAGACATTTGCACGAGTTGCTTTTTCCTAAGTTGAGTGATTGAGCTAATACGCTTACTATATTACCGCAGTCACATTTACAATTCCACTTTACAGGATGTCTTTTGCTAAAATCTCTATCAATCACCAGAAGTCTTCCAAAACGCATACCTGTCAAATCTTTTGTTCTTGTTCGGTCTTTTAGACATCCGCACGATTTGGTTTGATTTCTATTAAGATACACACCAAAAACATCTTTGTATTTGCCGCATTCACATTTACATTTATATTTGCGCCGACCATGTACACGGCCTATATACTGCTCAACTTCTAATTTACCAAATTTTGTGCCGTTCGGAATAATTGGACTACTCATTTAAGTATTTATGCAAATGCATACTATATTTTAAATGGTAGTTCAAATATAATCTTACTGCATACCTACGCGTGTTGAAATTTACTCATGTGTTATTGATTAGCAATTGCTTCAATGGCATCCCAATCTGGCTTGAAATCACTAGGTGTTTCCCAATAACAAAGCCCTTGATCTTCTGGATCATCAGGCAAACCATTCATAAGAAACCATGCACCACGAAGTGCAGCTGCATCTTTGCTGTTTTTGTGATCTTCAGCGAATAAAAAATTATATGCATCAGTAGAATACGTAGGTGGATTCCCACTATACATGTTGATGCCAAATGCTCGCATGCTATAATCTCTCCATTTTTCTTGCTTGCGTGCTTTGATGCCTGCAGGAATACCATATCCAAGAAAGCATGCAGTGGTACCACATTCATATTCTTTGATGCTGGGACAAATGCTCAATGCGGTATGATCACGACCATTTTTCTCGCTTCGGAAAAACCAATTGAGGTTGAAGCGAGGCGGCTCAGCCTTGTCGCGCACATACATGGTAAGCTTGGCAAGATTCTTGCGTTGAGTAGGAGTAAGTCCAAGTTCGTTTGCTGTTTTCATTGTTGCAATGTATATGTGTTCTCAGTTCAGTCAACTTGATTTTGATTTTTGGGATATTTGCAAGGACCCATTCCACATGTCATACATGTTCGTGGACTTGCAAAACCTGCTTCGTGCAGCAATTGACTGCAATTGAGCGTCTGTACAGCAATGGGATTCATATCTGGCTTGTCTGATTGAGGTGCCATTGCTTCTGGTTCACGACTATTCTGGATGTTGTCCAGGAAGATCTCCAGTGCATCTAATGCTTGCCCCAATCCTGCGCGGTCGTCTAGCAAAATATTGTAGTAGATCTTACCATTGTTGCCAAACGGGAGCTTGATAGGGTTCTCATTGATTGCATCTACATGAATACCGTGCTCATGCATATACTCATTCATGAGGATGTATCGTTCAGGAGCAGATGCAGTCCAAAGAACCACATAGAATCCATGTGCATTGCATTGCTTCACAACATTGATGGCTCTTTCATGCAGAGCACCTAGTTTGTGAAAGTCGTAGACTGTATCATCAAAGTCCACTGCAACGACGAGCTTCGGATGTTTGTTGTATTCTTTATGAAGCCGCTTGACGATGTTGCTGGTGCTGGTAAATGGGTCCATCATATTAGTGTTCAGTGAAAATTACTTTGCCTTCTACGAAACCAAAAACGGAATCTTCTTGCATGGTAACAACATCAGCAGTCTCACCTGCTTTGCGAGGACGGTGAATGTACCAAAGCTCATCACTCTTCCAGGTTGCAGTTACAAACTTTGTATTTGGTGGCAGATCCACATTCATGGTACCACCAAACGTTTTAGCCCTTTCGTTTTCTGTGCAGCTGACCAATGATAAAGCAGCAATGATGGGAAGTAGTTTCATTTTCATTTTTATTTTTTGTTGTTGAGTTTGTTGATGAGCTGAATGTGATCACGACGACTGATGTCTAATTCATGTTCAATGAATGAATTATCTGGTTTACAGAAAACAGCTACAGTGCATTCACCAATCCAATTAGGATCATTGCCATCTTCGTTGATGTTGGCTCTTGTTACACTCAACAGCTTAACATCTGTCAATGCATCAAAATTGATGTAGCCACCAAGAACATCACGCACTGCATCAATTTCTTGATATTCTTCTTCTTTTGTTTTCTTTTTAAAATTGAACATATTACAGTATAAATGCATTTTGATTTTGTGCAACAAATATCTTTGAGTTTCCGAACATAAAAAAGGGTGCACCGAAATGCACCCTTTGATTGGCTTAGACGTATTGAGCAAGGTTGTTGCGAACTTCTTGCAATGTCCAGTCTTTGATTAGTTGACCATTTTCAAACACTTTGACGAATTCGCAATTGTTGACTTCCTCCCAAGTAGCTTGATCTTTGAGATAAAACTCACCATTTGCATCTTTGAATACAGCAGTAAGGCCTTTGGCGCTCTTCTTGAACTCAGCACCTTTGGGTGACTTGAAGATCTCTTTGTCAACGCCATTGATCTTAGCATATGTAGCCTTGACTGCATATCCATCAGTATCACGAGTTGCATACTGGTAAGTGAAGCTGCCAATGCCAAACACAATGTTGGTGCTGGCAAAGCCTTTGCGCTTGAGACCTTCACAGATCTGCTGAGCACGCTCCAAAGTGATGCTGTCGCCATAGATCAATCCTACATGTGGATCAAGCTCTTTGAAGCCTTTGTCATTGACTTTGCCACCAAAGACTTCCCACAGACACTCAATGGAGCCTTTGACTTCTGCTTCAGAGAGTTTTTCACCAAGAATAAAACCATGCATATCTGTTTCAACTTTGTAGAAGTCGTTTGTTCCAGTGACCCGAACAACATCATGCTCCGGTGCAAAGCTGATATATGTTTTGTCTCCACTTTCTTCAAAATGGCTGATATGAATAGTATCATAATCGTAACCAACAACCACTTTGACTGGATCTCCAGTATCAGGACGGAAGACTACCTTGCCATCACGATTCATGATTTCACTCTTGAGCTCACGAGCAATGTTGGTAATGGTGTTAAAATAGTCCCAAGTGTCTGCCACCACGCTGACGATACCTTTAGGATACACCTCATTGATCAATCGACGGAAGGTACCAATCTCATCATCAGCACCGCCTGCTGCCATTACTGAGTGCTCAGTTGCAGCAACGCTGCCACCAACAAGCTCCTTGGTTGCATCAGCATTGTAGTATTGCTCCAAGAAGTCAATGGCAGGAATGGTATCAGTGCCAGTGAAGCTGAACAAGTGAGCAGCACCACTCATGCAAGCTGCCTCCATCCCAAACATGCCACGGAAGCTGAAGTCATGACCCTGCCATGCAACGAAATCAGTATTGCCAACAGTCTCTGCAGCATATTTGGTCAACAACTTCTTGTATTGATGAGCAGTAGTAGCACTGGTGCACATGCCCCAAACGCTGGTAGAGAGAATGGTCTCCAAGTAGTTGGTGAACCAACCAAAGCGTTCATCAGTATTCCAAAGCACCAAACTTGGCACCTTGAGAGCATGTTCACTGCCTTCTGGCAGAGCCAAGATCACAACAGGCAAATGGCCCAATGCATGCAAGTCACGAATGTGCTGTTCACCAACATCATTAGGACCAAGATAGTTGTTGATGCGATTGCTGAACTTGGCAATTACTTCATCAATGGGCTTGTGAAAGAAGTTTTCATTCCATTGCTTGATGAGATATTCTTTGACGAAGTATTGCAGGCCAGCAAAGACAACTTTGTTGGTATTAGGACGGCGAGTGCTTCGAGCAGTCAGATTGCTGAAGATGATTTCAGTGTTGTCGGGGTATTGGCGGCGATGGTCGCACTTGTAGCCATCGATGAGCGTTGCGGGGTTTGTAATCATAATGATATTATAAATGGTTCCTGTTTGTTTTCAACTATTGAGTTTAATGATTTGCTCCAAAAGATCTTGCTTGGAAAACACAATGCGCCTAGCAAGCGTTTTGTTTCGCAATTGTGTTTGAATAATCACATCATTCTTGCGCTTATACTCTGGATCAATGCCAATGTAAATTTTGCTATGATCATGAGTATGCAATGCACTACCCAGTTCAAACAATGTAATGGGTGCAAGAGTTTCAGGTGCGAACCAGAATAGAATGTGTTCACATTTTTCGTGAATGCAATGGTACTCCCAAGTAATCTGTTCTAGCTCCAATGCAGGATCAAGTGCATTGTAATTGGCTCTCCGTGGATTGAATACATTGAACAAATCAATGATTCTAGGATAATCTCGGAGCCTAGCATAAGCCAATTCTTTCTGCCAATCTTGAGCTCCTGTGATGCTGCCTGCAAGAAAGATATTTACATGTGCAGGAAGTCTACTAATCTCTACGCTGTATTGTGGTGCTTCGATATACTTCATATTACATGTATGCTTTGATACTTTTTACAACTAGAGAGTCATTGACATCTACAAATGGCTTGCTGTTGGTAGTAAAGACTAAATCAATGCCACTGTCTTTGAGCGTTTGAATATTGGCTGTACCTTCATAGTGACTCACAACCAAGTAAACTTTGCTGGCTCCTTTGGCTTTGAGTACCTTGGCAAGTGCACAAAACGTTCCACCTTTGCTGCAAATGTCATCAATGATGTAGCACTCTTTGCCAGTCAAGTCATCAGCATAAACAGTAGTCTCAATGATTTGACCTGTAGCAACATTGCGCAGCTTGTCAGCACGAACAACACAGATGTCTTGACCAGAGATGTTGTTCAAATACTTGGCAACATTGGCAACCTTTTTGTTGCTGCCAGCATCAGGAGACACCAGCACAGTTTTGCCTGTTCCATCAAGGGCATTCATCTCACCCAAGATGGCACCAACAAACTTAGTATTATCAACAACTTTAACTTTGTTGAGCAATGCAGCAGTTACATCACTATGCGGATCAAAGATGGTTACTCTGTTGAAGTTCATAGCGTTGATGAAATCAGCAAACACTTTGACAGTCAAAGGCTCACCATCAACACATACTCGATCTTGACGAGCAGCAGGAAAGTAAGGAATGTTCAATCGCATCGTCAAAGGATGTGAACGGCGCAAAGCATCAACAATCAAAGCAAGCTTCCAAATCTCAGCATCTTGTGCATAGTGTAGCCAAATGGTAGCATTGAAGGTATCCAAGAGATCCTCATTATTAAACTTAATGTGCTGTTCACCACCTCCAAAGAAGAAGTGTTCATATGCAATGGGACGATTGGTAGTATGCGAGATGATTTCGATCATGTATAATTATATTATAGGTTTAGGTGTTGTGCAACTAATTACTTTATTTGTCTGCAGTATCAAAGATTTTAACCAACTCAAAGTCTTTGATGAGTTTCTCTGCAGGTTCTGTATCAACATTGATCCACAAAAAGTAATCAGTGTCTTGAGTATTCATTGTGGATGCTCCAATGTCGTAGTACATCTTGCCTGTAACATAATCTCGCTCATCTCTCAAGATGCATACATAGTGAGAGTTTTTTGCAGCTAGGCACAATTGCAAGACTTCTTCAACGGTTTTGCTGGTGGGTCGTCTGCACCAAGATTCTCTACAATTCAATTCATCGACTCTGACGTCAAAAGCAACACTCATTGCTTTGCGCAAGAAGTCTTCTTTTGCATCAAGAGTATGTAGATTATAAGCTGCTTGTCTGATTTGATTCATGGTTTAATTGTTCTTTGAGCTTTCGTTTGTTAAATTTTTCATGTGGCCTCATTCGAGACCTATGAGCCATGTTGCTGATGTTGCCACATTTGTCTTCCATTCGCATCATGCTTTGGATTTCTTTGCCAATGTCACTTTTGTCTTCAACAAAAGCTTCCTGGTTAATTTCACCGTTGAGCATGATGCGTATGCCATAACCTTTGCCAAGAAAGGTTACTTTGACATCATACTCAACGGGTCCTTGCAATACCTTCTTTAGCATGTTGTATATTACTCTATTTCCTTTGACTCTGCAACTTCAAAATCATCTTTGCAGAGACTTTGTAGTACATGCTTCTTGAGTTGACTTGCATCATATCCCAAGTCGGCATATTTGAATGCAAATTTTATGACGTCAGTGCCTTTGTAAAATTGCTGCAAGTAAAGAGCAAATTCTTTGCGTGACTCTTTTGGAGCATCTGCAACAACCAATGCAACCTTGAGAACAGTTTCTTGTACTTTGCAGTTGATTGCATCAACGTATGCATCAAACTCAGGAATGAGTTCTTCTGGTAGTGCTTTGCGAATCTCTTCTTGTTCACCTTGCTGCACAGCTTCAAGCACACGCTTGAAAGTGAACTGAGCAATGATGCGATGCAAACGCATGTAGTCTTCAGATTTGAACTTGAAGATGCTTCCATCAGAGAAATGTACTACAAAGCCTTCGAATTCAGTGCCCTTGGTAGCATTGAGCCACATGAGCATGTCTTCTTGAGAATTGAATTGACGATTGTGTGAATAGTATGGCCAATTAGGAATTGCATTACCACCATAGAAGCATTCACCAGTTTGTCGATTGCGCTGACCTAAAAGAATTAGTTTGCTTCGATCATACTTCACAACAATCTGGCAGATTGGATCAATGATTTCAAACAAGTAGGTATTCTTTGGGTGCAATACTGCTTTTTCAGACACCACCAGTTCATCAAAGATCTTCTGACCTACAACACCAATATCAGAGTTGAGAGAGCCGCGAGTAGTGATGTGCCATTTGTCATGCCAATGAAAGCAAATGCCAAGCGAACCATCTTCTTTATCAAAAATTTGCTTGATAGATGCACCAGCAGCAGGATAATGAATACCACCTTCACCATAGTTGAAGAACTTGGAGAAAGGAAGAGCTACAATGCGATAAGGAGAAAGAGTATCTGCAGCATCAAAGATGATGCCACGGCAATGTTGCACCAGAGGATCCCAAGCAACAGCATTATGCTCGTACTGATAGGTCTTGGAGTAAGTAACAAGCACGAGACCTTGACGTTCACCTTGACCAACATTGACAATGAGCTCTCCTTTTTCGATATGAGGTTGCAAGGCATTCCACAATGCTAATCCATCAATTGAATTGGTTTCGTAGTTCCAGAAATGTTGTGCTAAGTAATTCATGTGTTAATGTTTGTTGTCTACAGCAATACTATATATTAGGAAGCACACCCATGCAACTAAAATTAAATATAACATTATAGTTCCTCGTTGAGTTCTTTGATTTTCATCTTTGCATATGACTTGAGTATCTCATTTAGTTCTTGTGAGGAACCATTGTACTCAGCACCAAAGACAGTAAGCAAATTGCTGCGCAATGCACTGTCAGGCATGTCTACAACATAATCTGCAATGAGTTCAGCTGCATTGCTGTTGGTAACTGGTTCCTTGCTGAGATGTACTCCAATAAAATATGGTGTACTTATTGCTAACAAAATAGTTGCAAATATTAAAGCTGCAAAGCATCCTTGTTTGATTTTTGTTGTAGTGTCCATGTCTTGTTTTCTATATGTTATTCATACGTTCTAATTGCTGTCACAAAAGGAAAGCGGGGGATGTTGTCTGGCGTTAAGTTGAAGAATTTAACTGTAGCTGGTTTGCCAATGAGATCAACTTTTTCTTTGAGAAGTTGTGCACAATATTCACGAGAGCCTTTGATGTTACTGTTAAAACGAACACCTTGCTCATTTGCAAACGTCATGGCTCCTGCACCACCTGCACGATTGCCTTCACCTTCAATGACGTCAAGAATAATGTACTCCTTGTCTTGAAATTCTTTGCGCTTCAAAAGGTTTTTGCTGCGCTTGTTCTCATAGGGTTTATCCAGGCGAACCATTTGACCCTCATAACCTTCATTGATGTACTTCTCATACAACTCATCCAAATAATGTCGCTGCTGTACAAATTCAGTTGGCACTTCTTGAATGCATCCTCCAACTCTATCAACAACTTCTTGCACAATGTGATAAAAGCGCTTGCTGAAAGCTTTGCTCGCATCAACTGCATCATAAATCCAATACTGAATGCTAGCTGCAGAGTCAGCTAAATCTTGAGCAGTAGGCTTGGTCTTTTTAACAAGAGAACAAATAGCATTGAAGTCATTGCTGAACTTGTCGCAATACAATTCACCATCCAAAACTAAATTTGGATTGGATGCAAAGATGTGTTCTAATGCTTGTTCAATGTGAGGCACACTTGCAAACTTCTTACCATTGCGGCTCCACAAACCATCTTTGCGAGCAATGCATCGAATACCATCCAGCTTGAATTGCGAATAAACAGGGAATTGAATTTCATTAGCATAGTCCTCGTACTTCTTGGCCAACATGGGCTCAGTGAACGTCATGTTGTCAATGTCATTGATGTTTTCAAAACATCCACCATCTTTCTTTTTCTTCCACAGAGCCTTGGCATCTTTCAAAGCCTGCTCTTGCGCTGTGGTTGCATTAGCTTTGCCTTCGTTTTTAGGTTTGCAATGCGTTAGCTCAGTAGTCTGCTGCTTGCCATCAACTTGGCCAAAGTGAGTGCAGTAAGCATCACCAATGATTTCAATGGTCCAGTTTTGAACAGCACCAGTTGAAGTGCGAGAGTAGAGAGTGGGTAGTTTCATAAATTATGCTTCGTAAACATTATATTCTGTTGCTTCGTCTTCAGAAACTTCTTTGTAGTGTTCAACTTCAATGTCTTGAGGGTATTCATCCTCCCAGTCATAGCTTCTGATATTTTTTTCAACTGCAGCTTCTGCAATTTCCTGTGCATTCTTCCAATCAATTGGATTATCAGCAGCAACACGCACATTGACATATGCAATTTGCTTGCGACTCACTTGAATCTCATAGTAGAGATATTGAGGCTCTTTGTCTTTGATGGTGTCTACCGTATCGTAGACCTTGTCTGGCTCAGTGTATTCTAGTTTGAAGTCTTGCATGTTATTGATTGATGAGTTGTTTGTGCATCTCCTTTACAAAGACAATTATAGCAGCTTGAGTCATTTCAAGCAACTTGTATTTGTTGAGTTCCCTAACTTTGTTCATGATTTGACCAACAAGTTTGCCATCATTTTCAGATAGATCAAGCCACTGCATGACCAGCTTGCCATTGACTTTCTCTTTGATGACTTTGTCAACTTCATAAAGCAAACGGAATCCGTCAATGGCACGCTGCAGATGAGAATACTTGCATTGCATCAACAAACTATACTCATGCTTGCTACGAAATGGTTCACCAACTTTGTCAGAGTCAGCAACATATTCCATGAAACGCATGTACATGCCACGCTTGCGATTGCGAGTGCGATTGGTGTGGTTGAGATTTTCAAGCTTGAATAGATCAGGATCAAAGTATTTGCTGTCAACAACAAATTCAAAAGCATCTTGCTCTGTATCAAAGCCTTGCTTCCAGCGACTGTAATCAAAGCCACCAATTGCACAAATCTCTTGCATGTCTCTGGTCAATACAACTTTGTCATAGATGTGATCACTGTCACTCCATTGCAAGTTGTTGTCAAACAAGCCTTGACGAATCCAGAAAGAAAGACCAGAGTGGCCAAAGTGCAGACCCATTTTATGAAATACACGGCCCATGATGTTGCCCAGATCGCCCCATGAAGAGTAATCAACAGCCATGTTAAATTCTGACATGGGGTGAAAGGTTACATCCACTTGAAAGCCATTATAAGGAAAAGAATAAACATTGCTGTTCTTGAATGGCTTGTAGCCAAATTCCTTCTCAAGATATTTGCCAAAGTCTTGTTCATCTCTCCACTCAACAACAACGTCTGAGTCTTGATAACTACCCATGATGATGTCTAAGTCGCCATGAGTCTCTTTGTTTCGGATACAAGGAGCAACAATGCCTCTTGAAGATCCTACCACCTTGATGCTACTAGGGCCTACCAGCCTGCTAATGGACCGATCTTGCTGAAACTTATTCAGCAATTCATCCTTGATGCGATTGTATTCATCTGTAGGAATACGTTTTTCTGGAAGATTCCAGGTTTTAAGAAGATTTCCGCCCATTGTTAAGCTACGTTGTTGAGATTGTTGATGAAGATGTTGTTGAAGTCAGGAACTTCAACGGATACTGGCCAATGCCAAGCAAAGCCGCCATGCAGAATCATTGCAAAGCAACCAATGCCAATGAGCAGCAAAGCAAAAAAGCGGCAGACTGAATTAACAATGTTACCATTTGATGTACCAGTAGTTTTCATATGTGTTGTTGTTTCCATTGAAGATACTATACTCTAGTTCCCGTAGCTCATCAACAACTTTTTCACAAAGTTTGCCTGTATATACAAAAGTAAACAAGCCTTTGAGAGTATGCTGATGAATTTCGTCCATGATTTTATTCATTTGCATGGCGCATTCATCAGCATACTGTTCAGATTGTTTTCTGGCTTCAGCAGCAGATATCTTATTCATAATTTTTGCAGATGATGACATCATTTTTCATATCATAAATCACAGTTTTGATGACTTTGTCACCATGCATGGTGGTATTCTGCGTTACCAACGGATCACCATGCTCATCAGTTGCCAAGGTTTCTGTATAGTAGTGGTGGCCTGTGATTTTAATTGGAACTGTTTTGGCTGTTTTTTTGTATTTGAACAGCTCTTTGACTTTGGTTGGTTTCTCAACCTTGACTTTGGCTTTTTTGGTTTTGATTTTGCGTTTCATGTTGCAATACTATGTCTGCTACTTTTGCATAACCGCAGATGTCAATCAAGTTATCACGCTTGCTTTGATGCATCTGACGACATACTTTAGTGGCAATATTGCACAGTGCAACTTGTTCCGCAGTTACAGGTGTTCTGAGAATTATACTCCACATGGCTGCAATTTCAGCCATGTTGATGGATGGATGACCATATTGCTTGCAGCGGTCTTCAGCAGTCAACTGCTCTGCTATGATGCAAACAGAATCACTCATTGCTGATGAATGTGTTGGTTTGTTCATCATATTCAGCTTCACCAATGCACTCCACTGGCTGAGTCAGTTCACCAAAGTTGATGATGCGGATGCCTTGATTTTCAATGTCCCAAACTCGCTCATTGTCTTGAGCCAGTGGTACACTGCGAATGCCTTTGACGTTTTTATCAAAGAACTGCGCTACAGCATTTTCTGAAAATGGTTTGACGAATTTGATGTCGCGCAGTTGTCCGCTTTTCTTTTTGAATTGTGTTTGATAAACTTTCATACACACAATGTGCATGCATTTGTATCTTAATCAACTCAAAATTTTAGGTCATTTGTTTACAAATTGCAAATCATTTGCAAGCACTGTTTCTTTCTTATCTGTTGCTTGATTCAAAAGAGGATTAAGAATAGCTTCTAATTGAGCAGTAGCAACACCAAGCTGAAATTGAGCATTGGCGAAATTTGATAATGCTGTTTGGATTTCTTTAGATGTAGTCATAAAACTTTATTTAGCAGTGATGAATTAAACATCAACAACAGCTATAATAATTAGTAATTAACTTATAAAATATTTTTAGGTGTTTCTAGAAGTTGAGCTTCGATTTGTGCAATAAGAGCTTTTCTATCTTCATACGAAAGAGAAGCAGCGGAAGCACCAATGCGAGCAACTTCTGCGTCAAACAATGCTTTTACTTCAGCACCGATTGCACCATTTAAAATGGCAGCAAGATATTCTGGCTCGGTTAAAGTTACAGACGCGGACTCGTTGTAGCGAGCTAGCATCCCATTGAGGGCGTTCTGATATTCAGTGTCGAGTGTTAGTGGTATATTCATAGAGATTAAGGATTAATGATTAGATAGCTAACGATAGAAGTATCTAGTGTAGCAGTTGCATTAGCGGTCTTGCTTGTGATCGTAAAGCTAGTTCCTGCAATTCGGGTGATACTGTAACTGTCACCAATTGTTCCACCATCAGTTTGACGATTTACGAAGATTCGTGAGCCTGCTACAATATTAGTATCTGAAACGGTTACTGTGCCAGATACTAGCGTTGCTGTACCGTGTCTAATAAGACCAGATGGTGTACCATTTGTTCCAACCACAACACCTCCATTTGTTGTCGTACCGGTTCCACCCACAAGGATTAGATTTGCACCTGCTCCAGCAGTACCGTTACATGCTTTAATCGTCTGGTTGACTCCAGATGCTGCATTAATTCCAAGCTGCAGGGTCGCAGCTGCTGCACTATTTAAAGTTGTTGCTAGAGAGCCATTAGCTTGAGAGATTGTTATTTGTCCAGGCTCAGCATAAAAATACTGCGATCCAGGATTCGCCGCGTTTGCAAAAAGCCAATTTGCTGCAATGAGTTTTGAGAAAGTAGATGGTGAAGTTATAACTTGTTGAACACCACCTAAAATAATGCCACCATCTTTACCAACTCTAAACAACGTACCACCAGCAGTTGTACCTACATCAATTAAATTGGCAGTTGCACCACTTGCTGTATTTGCTACACGGCCATAGATTAATGTAGGGTTACCTGTTGTATTCCAGTTAGCTGAAAGATTGAGTGTGTTTGCAGATTGGGATCCGGTGAGAGTTGGTCCTGGTGCAGTAATGCCACCATCTTTACCAACTCTAAACAACGTACCACCAGCAGTTGTACCTACATCAATTAAATTGGCAGTTGCACCACTTGCTGTATTTGCTACACGTCCATAAATCAATGCAGGATTACCTGTTGTATTCCAGTTAGCAGATACATTAAGAGTATTTGTTGCTTGAGAGCCTGTGAGAGTTGGTCCTGGTGCGGATATAGAACCAGTGATAGTTATCCCACCTGCTGCTCCAATATTGATTCTTTCAACAGTATCAGTTAAAAATGATATTGCTCTTGCTGTTTGTCCAGCTCCTAATCTTTCAGTCCCAATTTGGAAAACATTAGAATTCCATCTAATAAATCCTCTTTCATTGTTAGAACCATTTGTGAATGTGTTGTATATACGAAAGATTTGTGCATTTGTACCGTTGCGTTGAGCTATTGCATTAGCTTCATCTCTATAAAACATAGCATCAGTCCAACCAATGGAGTTAGCATTTGGCCAGACGCTCTGATCTGTTAACATGTTACCATTGTAAGATGGCCACGTAACATTTATTGCTAATCCATTATTTGGTGGTGTAACATATACACTACCACCACCATCAGAATTACTATAAGATATGGAGTCAGGAGATATTGTTGTGGATATTTCACCAGATGCATTACCTCTATAAATATTTATGAGATTATTTGCAATTGTATATCCGCTATAAGCAGTTAAATAATCTCCTGCAAAATTGGTAATATTACCTGTCATGGCGGCACCAGATAATGGTAAATATTTACCTACTGGATTCCATGAACCAGAAGTTGTTTGCACAGTGGAATATGCACTATTCCATTGATTGCTGTTGCCTGATAAACTATAAATGATGGATGATGCACTTATGGCTCCATTGACTGTAAAATCTACATTGGGTGATGATGTCTTGACACCAACATTGGGAAACGATCCATTGTTGCCACCCACATGCAATACTTCTACGTTCTGATCAATGTCGTAGAATGAAGCAATGTCACCTGTACCATTGTTGCCTACCCATAATGCAGGGCCAGATCCAACGTGCACAACGCTGACTGCACTTGTTGTGGAAAATACTGTGTTGTTGAATGTCTGAGTACCACTGCATGACAAGTTTCCAAAGATGGTTATATCACTATTGAATCTAGTTGGACCAACAAACGTTTTGTTGCTCAAGCTTTGTGTCGTAGTTGTTGTTACATGAATTGGCATATTATATTAAAGTAGTTGTGAGTTCACCAGCATCTGTTACTGTTACTCTGTATCTAAAATTGCTGGGTGATCTTAAAATGATGCCTTTGGTGGAATCTGTGATTTCAATATCTTGGTTGGTGGATACTGTCCCAGTAAGTGTGCCACCTGATAACTTTAAGAAATTACTATTTAAATAGTTTACTGTAGCATATGCTGATAAATTATTAAGGAAAGCAGTAGTCTGTACAGTACCATTTGGAAATTTTAAACCACCGTCTCTACCAAAAGTCCACTCATAAGCAGATAATGGCCAGCTTGTTCCAATGAAAATGCCTTGATTGTTGTTTATTTGTATATACTGCTGACCATCTGTGCTAGCGATGCCACCTTGATCTGGTGGTGTTACAATCCACCCTGGTGTACCATACTGAGAGCCAATGTAACCACCTCCAGGAAATGTTAAATTGCCATCACCACTCAATATCACTTGATAAGAGCCATTGACTAATCTATCTGCAGATCCACCTCCTCCACCAAACAGTGTACTGATGTCGATGCCACCGGACAAAATCTGCCCATTGGTAACATTGAGTGAGCCATTCATGGTACCTCCATTGGCATATTGAACAGCTACACTGCCACCGCCTCCGCCCATGCTGTCTACATAAACTGCAAACTTGCGATACAACTCAGATTGCAAAGTTGCAGCTTGAGTTTGCAAGTCTTTGTTGAGCTGACTTTTGAATGCATTGATGGCATTGGAGATGGCTCTGTTTTGAGATGCTTCTTCAACAACTGTGTCTTGAGATGCTGCTTGTGAAAACTGCTCACGCAGAATCTGTTCCACCTGTTGTTCCACAGTTGCCAAGCGAGATGCATTGAGACTATCAACATGCAGTGTCAACTGTTGGGATGCATCAGCAACTGCACTGGATACAATGTTGTCTACAGTTGATAATTTGCCATCAACTTGTTCACTGATTTGCAGCAAGTGTTGTTGTGTTTCACTCTGTGCATTTTGCATCTGTTGCAACAATGTTTGTTGCAACTCTTGTGACAAGCTCTGCAAAGATTCTTTGATGAATGTTATTTTGTTGTTGACAACATCATCAATGAACATGGATTGATCATTCATCAATGCAGCAACAGAATCCTCAAAGGTCTTGATTTGCTGCAGCTTGATTTGCTGCTCCATGCTTTGCAACTGCTGTTCTACAAACACTTGCACCTGTTGTTGATGTTCAGTGTGTTGTGCAGACAGCTGCTGAAATTTCTCCTTGAATGATTTCTTGAGATTTTGCTGCAATGCATCTTTTGCATCAACTGCATTTTGCTTGATTTGCAATTGCAATTGCTCCAATTGTATAGCATTGTTTTCATACAACACTGCATTGCACTGCTCAACCACAGTACTTTTGAATTTTGCTACAGCATCATCTGTGAATCTGCGTGCTACATTTTGCAGCTGATTGCTCAAGTCTTTGAACTCTTGTTGCAAGTCATCAACAGATGCATCCAGCTTTTGTTGAGATTGATGCTGCATTTGCATCTGAGATGCCAGAGTCTCTTGCAACATGCTGGTTTTGGCTTGCAACAACTGCTCATTGAGATGTTCATTGAGCTTGTTGTAAATGTTGCTCAGCGTCTTTTTGATGCGCTTTTCTTGGCTGTTGCGAGCTTGCTCTTTGAGAGCACCAGCATCTGGTACAGCCATTATTTCCATGGTCTCTGGTGTATACTCAATGTATTGAGGCTCTTGTGCTATCTCACACAGTTGCTGCTCAATGCAAAAAGACTGCACTGGCGCAGCATATTCAAAGCCATGTTGCAACAAAGTTTCATTGATGAATACTTCATCTGCATCTGCTGCTACCAATTTGAACTCCACATCACGATACTCAATGCCTTGGTGTTCTACATTGAGCTTGATGACAGGACAACCATCAATGACGCGATCAGCTTTTTTGATGAATGACTCACCTTGAATTTCAACACTGTAAATATCAAAAAACGCTTCCTGCAAACAGGAGCACATGATCAAGTTGTCTCCTGAATTTAAGATATTTGCACTTACTTGCTTGTTGTCCAGACGCATTTACAACTTATTTATGCGTCTCTGCAACTTATGCCATTATTCTCTTACATGTTTGCAAATATATACGTTTTCATTGATCGTTTTGATCACTCAATGTAACTGTATATTGTTCTTTATTATTGAACATGTTTATGAGATAGAATTTAAATTGTTTTTCAAAATCTATTTGCTTGCTTTCAGGTACATGACTCAAAAATGCTTCATACAAGGTAATTAAAGAACCTGCTACAAACGCTGGATCAAAAGCTACATCTTGATGTTCATTTAAAATTTGAGCAGCAGGGTGAGGAATATTACTCTTCATATACTGACCAAGCATTGCGATGGGTATAATGTCTTTAAAGCTTGTTGTCATAAATTTTAAGTTTTCGAGATGGTGCGCTTTCCCATCCAAACATTTCTGCGATTTCTGCACGATAATCATCTGGACCAGCAATTGCTGATTTTAATAATTCAAGACCATTACATGCTGCACTTCCACCACATCCTGCACCACAAATGCATATTGCTGCACCTCCTGCACCACGATGTTGTTTTGAACATGCAATAAACAATGCAGAAATATTTGATTGCATTCGATTGATACATTTGTCGCACCATCGAAATCTAATGGAGGTTACTTCACCTCCACAATAGCATTGTTTATTCATTGATTTAAAAGTTCTTTATTTTCAAAGATGTTGCCAATAATTTCCATAGATGGGATAGGAACTAATGGAGTTGATCCACTCTCAGTCCCATCAAAATGAAGAAGTACCCAACCATAACTCTCCCATGCAACTAAGTCAACCCAAGTAATGTCAGGTTTGTTAAAATAGTATTTAACAATATCGCCTTCGTAAATTTCTTTTCCATTTTTATCTTTCAAGCCTGTGTATTGCTGGATGACGTATCTAGGCTTTCTAAAGAATTTTCCATAACGGATGCAATCAGCAGCAGGAGAGGCTGTAAAAGTGTCTCCATGATCACCATCAATTGTTCCGACATAATCAACAAGATTGCCTGTAAATGGGCAAATTGTCCAATTGCTGTAGCAATGCAGACTGCTACTATTTTCAAGCCAATGACAGTATTGCTTGTCCCAGATTCGGAATTTTAATTGTCTATTCATTTGTTTTAATTATTGAACCAAATATAAACTAAACCCAAGATCAATAAAATCCACACTATAACAGTTGGCCAGCCATCCATCACTTCATTATTTGGATCATTATATCTGCTCATTTGTTTCCTCCTTTAACGGCCATTCAAACATTGAGCGGTGAAAGAAATGATCACCTTCAATTTCCTCTAACCATACAGCGCACCAGCTACTGTAAACTTCGCACTTGCGAACTGTATAAGTTTCACCAACCTTCAAGTTGTCTTTGGCGAATTGAATGACATTGGTGAAGTGTGGATAAAACATTCCTTCAGCACTTTTGAAGCGAACTTTGTCACCAACGTTAGGCCATTTGCTATCTTGCAAATGCTTGAAGAATTCTAGGTTTTTATTCATATTATTTGTCTCTCCAATGCTTATTTGGAATACCTCTTTTGTCTGCTACATATTGTAAAACGCCATTGCAGTCACTTTTACTTTGCCTATACATTTCAAATAGCTTCGGAATATCTTTGTGCGGAACTCCTTCTGCGTCAGCAGCAGGTGCAAAGTAATCATTGATGTTGATGTAAAGATTTACTGTGCCATTGCCATTATCATTGCCAGAAAACAAGATACCTTCATCCAAGAGAAATGCCAGCATATCTTCTTCGTTTGGCACTTTTTCACCAGCAATTTCAAAGTAGTAATTGCGTTCGATTGTGACTGTTTCTGAATATTCTAACATGGTTTATTACTATAGAGTTTATCCCACAATTTGTCAACTTCATTTAGGGTTTCTTTGGCGTAGTCGCCAATTTTACCACCGCCACATTCTTCAGCAATGATTTTCAAAGCATTAAACATTACTTCCCACTGATCTTGGAAGCAATTATAATCTTTTAAATTTATTTCTCCGTACTTACAAACCACTGCTTCGCAGTTAATAGGAGGGCAGCAACCTGTCTCTCCGCAGCTATCGCATTTTCCGCAGTAGTCGTTTTCAGAATCAATTTGGTCTTGAATATCTGGGCTATAATTTGCGTTCATTTTTTCATCATCACTAAACTCTGCAATGATTTCTTGGTGAATAAAATAACAAATTTCAGTTGTGCCAGGAATTCTGAAACCATAGACTGTTTCTTCATCCATAATGTCTGTTCGACCTGTACAAATACCTTCCCCTTCATATTTGTTATAGTCGTATGGACCTTGACAGTAGATCATGTATTTTTTATCTTTGATTGGAATCATATTATTGTTTAGTTGACTTGTAATTATTGTATGGACTTTCTCCACATACCTTTGGTGACAAAGTTCTGAACCAGCCACCATTGGAGCATAGTTCACCCTTTTCACCGCTCACTTCGCAAGTCTTGCTGCAAAGATAACTTGCAAAAGTAACCATGCCATCAACTTTATCATTACCACCTGTATAGTAAAACCTCAGACCACCAAATTTCTCCTTGATCTGATCAATCTTTACTGCTGGCGCATAAACTCTGTTAAACCCAACATATTTGCAATAGCGCTCTCTAAACTTGTCTGCAAATGTAAAATATGGTTTAGAATACTTCCACTTGTTATATTTTGGGAATATCTTGGCAAACTGTTTATGAATCCAGTCAAGTAATTTGTAACACCCAAACCAGAAGTAGTATTTTTTGCTTGTGATTACTCTCTCTGAGTGGTATGTACCTTTTACATAATTTGTGATAGCACCACACAACTCATCGATGATGGTCTCCCATCCTTCAGGCACCCATGCACCACAAGGACATTCCAAACTTCCATCCTCTTTCTTGTAAAAGAGGTCTGGGTACTTCTCCATGAGATATTGTTCAAAGTTTTCCATGTTATTCATTGTTATATTCTATACCATCATTGTACAGAAGTTTGGTCTCTAGTTTGATTGCATAGTCATCACTACCATCTGGCATAAACCAACAATGGTCCCCACATGCTGATGCATTGGTGCTTATAACACCAGTTTGACCATAGTTTACGCGTTCTAATCCTCGTGCGAAGCATGCGCCACGCGTGGTATAATAGTTTGTATTGTTATTCATTGTAATGGTAGAGGTAATGTTCGTCGATGTTGATGCATCTAAATTTAGTATCTTCATATGTATAGACATCACTGCAATGGAAATGTCCATAAATCCAATGTTTGGGCTTTGTCCTTTCGTACAAATAATCCAGCTGCTGACTCTCATCAATGAGATCGTTTTTTAGAGTTGGATCTTGATCACACCAATATTGAATGTTGTCAAAGCCTTTGAATGCACCACACACTCCAGGACGAGTATGTGTCACAACCAAGTCATATTGGCGATCTTTGTAAGGAAATTGATCTTCTAGCTTGAGGTTAAAGTCTTCATCACTCC